CCATTATTAGGATACAATGAAAAAGTGCCAATAATTTAGTTTCAGAAGTGTTACCATAATTCAGTTAAAACATTTTATAAACATTTTATAAAGTTCGGTATCCTGTGTTCCAAAAGTTCCAAAAAGGAGACATTTGTATAAATTTCAACAATAAATAAAATTGAAACAATTTAAACATATAAGTTTAAAGTATATTAACAATGAGCACTATTAATAACAATACAACTGAACAATTGTACTTTGATGTCCAGCAAAAGACTGATAAGCAACATATTTTAGATAATCCGGATACATACATAGGTTCAATTGAAACAATTGATTCTGATATGTGGATTATGAATGAAACAAACGATAAAATTATTGAAAAAAATATTAATTATGTTCCAGGATTATTTAAGTTATTTGACGAAGGAATTGTAAATTGTAGAGATCATGTAGTTAGAATGCAAAGTAAAATTGATACAAATGTTGAAAATTCATTGCCAGTTACTTATATAGATATAGCTATTCAAGAAGATGGTACAATTATTATGATTAATGATGGTAATGGGATTGATGTAGTTAAACATCCAGAATACAATACTTGGGTTCCTGAATTAATATTTGGTCATTTAAGAACCTCAACAAATTATAACAAAGAAGAAAAAAAAATTGTAGGTGGTAAAAATGGTTTTGGGTTTAAACTTGTATTGATTTGGTCAACATATGGTTCTATTGAAACTGTAGATCATATTCGTGGTCTTAAATATACACAAGAATTCAAAAATAATTTAGACACGATTTGTCCTCCAAAAATTACAAAGGCTGCAAAAACTAAACCATATACAAAAATTACATTTATTCCTGATTATACAAAATTAGGATTAAATGGGTTAACTTCAGATATGATTTCTTTATTAAAAAAGAGAGTTTATGATATTTCAGCAGTAACTGATAAAACAATTAAGGTTAAGTACAATTCAACTATTATTCCAACTAAAAATTTTGAGCAGTACATTAATTTGTATATTGGAGAAAAATCAGTTTCTCCAAGAGTTTATGAAGAAGCAAATCCTCGTTGGGAATATGCTGTAGCATTAACTCCAACAAATGAATTTACTCAAGTATCATTTGTTAATGGTATTTATACATCAAAAGGGGGAAAACATGTAGAATATATTCTTAATCAAATAACAAGAAAATTAGCAGAATTTATAGAAAAAAAGAAAAAGGTGAAGGTAAATCCAACATCAATTAAAGAGCAGTTAATTTTGTTTTTGAGGTGTGATATTGAAAATCCAGCATTTGATAGTCAAACGAAAGATTTTATGAATACTCCAATTACAAAATTTGGTTCAAAATGTGATGTAAGTGATAAATTTATTGAAAAAGTAGCCAAGATGGGAGTAATGGACGCTGCTTGTGCAATCACCGAAGTAAAAGATAATAAGGCAGCAAAAAAAACAGATGGAACAAAGAGTAAATCAATTCGTGGAATTCCAAAATTAGATGACGCTAACTGGGCAGGTACTGAACGTTCAAAAGATTGTATGATTATCTTTTGTGAGGGAGATTCAGCAAAAACAGGAGTTATTTCAGGGTTATCCTCAGAAGATAGAAATACAATTGGAGTTTATCCATTGAAAGGTAAGGTAATGAATGTGAGAGGAGAAGCAATTAAAAAAGTATCTGAAAATAAAGAAATTTCCGAAATAAAAAAGATTCTTGGTTTAGAAACAGGAAAGGAATATAAAACAATTGAAGATGTGAATAAACATTTAAGATATAGTAAAGTTGTATTTATGACAGACCAAGATTTAGATGGTAGTCATATTAAAGGATTATGTATTAATTTGTTTCAAAATGAATGGTCAAGTTTAACACATATTTCAGGATTAATTGGATTTATGAATACTCCAATTTTAAAGGCAAAGAAAGGTCAACAAACATTAAAGTTTTATAACGAAGGAGAATATGAACATTGGAAGAACAATGTTGGTGAAGGAACAAAAGGGTGGACAATTAAATATTACAAGGGACTTGGTACTTCAACAAAAACAGAATTTAGAGAGTATTTTGAAGAAAAGAAATTTGTTGGTTTTGAACATACTGGAGATATAAGCGATGATGCGATTGATATGGTATTTAATAAAAAAAGAGCAGATGATAGAAAAAATTGGTTGGAAACTGTTTATGATAGAAATAGTTTTGCAAATACAAGCAAACAAATGATTCCTTATGAAGAGTTTATTAATAAGGAATTAATTCATTTCTCAAAATATGATTGTGAACGTAGTATTCCAAATTTAATTGATGGTTTAAAAATTAGTTTAAGAAAGATCTTGTTTTGTACATTTAAAAAGCATTTAACTACTGAAATTAAAGTAGCGCAATTTTCAGGATATGTATCTGAAAATTCGTTGTATCATCATGGAGAAGAAAGTTTAAATAAGGCAATTGTAGGAATGGCTCAAAACTTTGTAGGTTCAAATAATATTAATTTGCTGTTTCCATCTGGACAATTTGGTTCAAGAATTAAGGGAGGTCAAGATGCTTCAAGTCCAAGATATATATTTACAAGACTTGAAAAAATTGCTAGATGTATCTTTCCAGAGCAAGATGATAAAATTTTAAAGTATTTAAATGATGATGGTACACCAGTAGAACCCCAATTTTATGTTCCAATTATTCCAATGGTTTTAGTAAATGGTTCAAAAGGTATAGGAACAGGTTTTAGTACAGAAATTATATGTTATAACCCAACAGATATTATTGCTTATTTAAAAAATAAATTAAAAAATAATACAGACGATAAGATTAACTTCTTTCCTTATTATGAGGGATTTACAGGTAACATAGAAAAAATTTCTGATACAAAATTTGTGTTTAAGGGTAAGTATGAAAAAATGGATACAGATAAAATAAAGGTAACTGAATTACCAGTTGGTTATTGGACTGAAGATTTTAAAGAATTACTAAACGACCTTCAAAATGATAAAGATAAGGAAGGAAAGAAAATTACACCCATTGTTAAAGATGTATTTGAAAATTATACTGATACAACTATAGAATTTGTAATTACATTTAGTAAGGGAAAACTTGGAGAATTAGAATCTGGAAAGGGCGAATATGGTTGTAATGGAGTAGAAAAAATATTGAAGTTATATTCTACTAGTTCAACCACAAATATGAACTTATTTAATTCAGAAGATAAATTAAAGAAATATGAAAGTGTAGAGGAGATAATTGATGATTATTATGAAATTCGGTTTGAATATTACGAGGATAGAAAGGAATATATAATTAATGCTCTTGAAAAAGAAATAATTGTATTATCAAACAAGGTAAAATATATTAAAGAAATATTGGATGAAACAATTGATTTAAGAAAAAAGAAGAAACAAGAAATAATTGATATGCTTGTGGAAAAAAAGTATTATATGATTGGAGATGATAAAGAGTTTAAATATTTAGTAAAAATGGCAATGGATTCAGTGTCAGAGGAAAATGTAGAAAAAATGTTAAATGAGCATGAAGAAAAGCAAAATGAATTAGAACGTATTAAATCAACTACAATTGAACAAATGTGGTTATCAGAATTAGAAATTCTTGAGAATGAGTATAAAGAATATAAAAAGGAAAGAAAACAATCACAAATAGGCGAAATTAAAGTTTCAAATAAAAAATCAAATACAAATACAAAAGTAGTAAAAAAGACTAAAAAAAATTTAAAAGAGGTAGTAGTAGAAGAAGTAACTGAAGAATTAGTAGAAGAACTACTTGAAGAAGAAGAAATAATGATTCAACCTAAGAAAAAAAGTATAAAATAACAAGTATAATATATAAAAAATATTTTTTCTAATATTTTTTATACACCCTTTTCTCATTTAAAACGCAAATTATAAATTATAATTGTATAAACAACTTAAAATAGTTTCTGTTTGGTTTTAATTTTAAATGAGATATTAAAACCACTTAGGCATCAAATAATTATTTTTATCTTTTTGTGATTCAATAATAGGATTAGACATAGGTACCGCTAATGTACTAACATCATGTAAATATTTGATATAACTTTGAGCTTCAGAATAAACATGAAAAATGCAATAATCTAAAACTATTTTATTAAGTTGAAAAATTTGTCCAGATATATTTTGTAATTGATTGGTAGCGTGTTGTAAAAAAACGCTCCTCATAATAATTTTAAGTGAATCACAATCTTGAGGAGCAACAATATATTGATTATTTGATTTTTGATAAACTCCTGATCTAATCCCATTTTGTATAATTTGTATATTTTCTTTGGAAAAATATGATTTAGATAATTGTGTTTCATCCCATTGACCTAATGTAGGTTCCCTAAATGTAGCACATTGATTCGCCGGTATTTTATCATAAATAGCAAATAAATTACTTATATCAGGTCCCTGCGTTTTATTAATAATATCAATACGTCCATTAGAACTTTTATAATTATTCATATTATAATAGAACCATAAAAAAAATATATATTTATGTTATATAGAATGCATTTTCAAAAAATAGTATTGATAATTGCTATAGTATTATTAATAATAATGCTACTAGTAATAGGGGTAACGTTATCTAAAGCAAGGGAAGACAATTGGCCTCCAATTGTTGGCGAATGTCCTGATTATTGGGTTGATATGTCTGGAAATGGAGAAGAGTGTTTTAATTCAAATAGTTTAGGAAGATGTAATAAACCAGATGATGCGAATAATAATGTAATGAATTTTAATCAAGTACCTTTTACAGGGAATGATGGTAATTGTTCTAAATATCGTTGGGCAACATCTTGTGGAGTAACATGGGATGGCATTACATCAGGAGTAAAAAATCCGTGCGATACTTCTTCATAAAATATCATGAGTATAAATATATTAAAATTAATAAAGTATATATTAATATGGTATTTTCAAATGATTATATTTTTTTTTTAGAAAATGTAGAAAAATTATCATATGAATTAATAGATATAATTTATTCATATATTCCAAAATCAGTGATAATATTTTTAACACGAGAAAAATATATTAAAGAACATTATTTGTTAAGAAGTTTTATAAATAAAAGATATATTGAACAATATATTCGAACAATGGTAAGACAAGATAATGATTTTGTGTTTAATCTTTTGTTAGTTGAAAATTATAACAGATGGTTAAATATGAAAAAATATTATTATAAGGAATGTATTTATGGTAATTATATAAACTTTTTAGAATCTTATGCGATAGATAATAAATCATTAAAATGTAGAAAAATAATAATAAATTTATTTGAAGAACAAGGATTAAATAAAAACCAACATAAAAAGAATGTAATTAGATATATAAGATGGACAACTTAAATATGAATAATTTATTAAATCGTGATGAAGAAGCACTCAAAATAAAAGCGATATTAAAAGATTTTGAAGAAAATAAACATAATTTAATAACAAAACGTGGATTATATATTTATGGTGACCCAGGTTCAGGTAAAACAACATTTATAGTAAATATTCTTAAAGAAATTAATTATGATGTAATAAAATATGATGCTGGTGATGTAAGAAATAAATCAATAATTGATACAATAACAAAACATAATATGGCAGATAGAAATATAATGAGTATGTTTGAGAAAAAAGTAAAACGCATAGCAATTATAATGGATGAAATAGATGGAATGAATAATGGTGATAAAGGAGGAATAAATTCATTAATAAAAATAATAAGACCTAAAAAAACAAAAAAACAAAAATTGGAAGAAACAACATTAAATCCAATAATTTGTATAGGTAATTATCATATTGATAAAAAAATAAAAGAATTAATGAAGGTGTGTCATGTAATAGAATTAAAATCTCCAAATAAACAACAAATATTATTAATTTTAAAAAAACTAATTCCATCTTTTATTTCATTAAAGGATGAAGAAATAAAAACAAATATAATTAATTATATTCAATATGATTTAAGGAAATTAAAGATGATTTATGAATTATCAAAAAATAATAATAAAATATTAAATAGCAATAGCATAAAAAATATATTTTTACAAAAATCATATAATGATGACACAAGAAAAATAACAAAAAAATTAATAAATAATAATTATCCAATAGAAGAACATTTAACAATAATGAATGAAACAGATAGAACTATAGTAGGATTATTATGGCATGAGAATATTATAGATGTTTTAGAAAAAACAACAAAAGAAGAATCAATTCCTTTTTATTTAAAAATATTAGATAATATGTGTTTTGCGGATTATATAGATAGAATAACATTTCAAAAGCAAATATGGCAATTTAATGAAATGAGTTCTATGATAAAAACATTTAAAAATAATAAAATATATCATGATACGTTTGTATCAAAAAAAAAGCAAAAATTTAATCCAGTAGAGGTTAGATTTACAAAGGTACTAACAAAATATTCAACTGAATATAATAATTCAGTTTTTATTCAAAATTTGTGTCAAGAATTATTAATGGATAAGAATGATATGTTTGCCTTTTTTTTACTTTTAAAAAGTAAATATAATAGTGATGCTGAAATTTTTGCTCTATTTGAAAATGTTGATATATCAAAATTAGATATAAATAGAATATATAGATATTTAGAAAAATATACAAAAGAAAATACAAGCGAAACAGATGAAAAAGAGGAAATAGATGAGTAACAAATAAAAATATATTATTTAATTTATTAAAATACTTATAGAATATTGTATAAGTATTTTAATATTTTATATAAATTATCTATGTATATATTTCTAATCCACGTTTAAACACAAAATTTAAACTCTGTAATTTTGTGAACGTTGCATCCATTGTTTTTTTGCGTCTTGTGATACATTTGTAAAATAATGATTTTCATATTGTTCTGGAGAATCATAATAAAGCATTAAAGGTTCATTTCTACCATTAAATCCAGTTGAATCTGTCACCTTAAAAAATAGATTTTCTTCAGCACTACCAACCTTAATATTATATTTATTTCCTGTTACAGCATTTATAATGCGAGTTCCTTGACCACCAGAACCAAAATTTTTAATAGTAATGTGCTTGTAAAATTTACCATCAATCCAAATTTTATTAAATGGAATGGTATACTTTTCATAATTATTATTTAATTTTTGGAATTCCGAATTAGTAAAATGCCTTTTTTTTAAATTATTGTTATTATTTTCAAAGTCATTATCATAATCATGGTAAGTCATTGTATAAAGTATCTATTAATATATCTTTAAATTGTTTACAAATAAATAATTTTAGATTTTAGACTTAAATTCTGAAAGTTCTTGTGTTAGTTGTTTAATTTTTTTAAGAAGTTCATTTATTAAAATATTTTTATCTGATAATTTATTTTCATATTCATTGCGAAGACTTGTAATACAAGTATTTACACAAGTATTTACACAAGTATTTACACAAGTATTTACAGGATTTTTAAGCAAGTTTTGCCTTTGCAAATTATTTTCTAATTGTTTAGATCTTTTTTCTTCCATTTTTAAAATTTGTTCTAATAATTTAGGTTTGTATTCAGGTTTCCCAAGTTCATAATTTTCTAAAAGGTTATTCATATCATACATATAAAATTGTTTTAAAATAGGTTCTTTTACAAAATCATCAACTATATAGGGCGATGGACATGTTTTTGTTTGTTCTGGATTTTCCAATAATTTTTCTTTATTTAAAGAATTATGTTTATGTGAAAAAACGAGTATAGACTTTAACGAGTTTAATTGAACTAATGGAATAGTATATCCTTTTGTAAATTTGTGTTCTTCTGCCAAAGCAAGTTCATCATCATATTTAGTTTGAAAAAGTAATTCTTTTTTAAAAGCAAATGTAGCTGCGGTAGAATGGTATTGTTTATAAGGTCCGCATTGATATACTTTATTTTTAGAATTAAAATAAATATGCATTTCAGATGAACCCGCAATTAAATATGTAGGATTTTGTTGTAAGGTTTCAACTGCGTGTGATATACGTTCGGGTGGATAATAATCATCATCGTCCATATAAATAATAATATCTCCGGAACATTTGGTATGCATTAAATTTCTTTTTTTACCAAGAACCATTTTTTCTTCATAATAAAAGTATTTAACTTGTGGGATATTTGTTACAAGTTCTTCAATTGGATCAGTTCCATCATCAATAATAATCCATTCAATTCTATCTTTAGGATATGTTTGATGTTCAAAACATTTAATCATAAATGGAATAAAAGGTCTTCTATTAAATGTTGGAGTACATAAACTAACAAAAGGGAGAATAGAAGTATTTTTTAATTTATTTTTATTGGTATTTTGTTGTTTCATATATAAATTTAAATAATAATTTATATTTAAATTTAACTCCATCTAATATTATATTTTTTTACATCTGTTATATTTTTAACTTTTTTACCCCCTTTTAAATCTATTTCTTCGGATTTACCAGTTTTTGGTTTTCTAAACGTGCCTTCGTTTCTAATTTTATCCATTTTTTCGTCATTTATTGGTATACTTTTACAAATTTCCACTAAATTTTTATTAGAAGATAATACATTTGCTTGTATGATTTCATTTAGACTTTTAACTGATATAAATTCATTATCATTCGGTTGCGTATTTGTATATAAACCCATAAAAAATGAAAAAATAATAGCAAATAGAATAGCAACAATGTAATAACTTCCCAAATATGTAATGCCAGTTGAAATTAAACTTAATGTTGCCAAAATAAAGAAGAATAATTTTTTATATACAAATGTGTCTTTTATAAAGTTAAAAACATTATAATCTTTATTGTTAGTTGTATTTGTAATTTTATACTTAGCAAATAGTGGAGCAATTAATCCATAAATAGTAAAAAATACTGGTGTAGTGAATACGGATAATGTTCCAAGAGGAATCCAAATAAAGAAAAATAATAAAAATTTGATAACACGTAAAAAACTAATTTCTTCAATTGATTCCCATTTTTTAGTCTTATCATCTATATCTCTAAATAGTTGAGGTATATTTATAATATGGTAAAACACACTAATACAAACATTGAAGAAATATAACCCAACCCATATAGATATTCCAAACATGCCATAAAGTAATATAATAACTGATTCCGGAAGATAACTTAAATAATAAAAAATGGTATTAATAGCGAGAAAATTTTTAGCAACTAAATTATCATAAACAGTTGAAAAAAATAATGGTGCGTTAGCAAATAATCCAGAATTTGGGTCAGCAGATTTTTTTAAATAACACAAAAAATTCTTATTAAAACTATCTAAATATTCTTGAGAATTAAATATAGATTTTTGTAATAATATATTTTCATCTTTAGAAAAAAATAAAGGTTTTATAATATTTATATTAATTTCAATATCTTTAACAACTCGATCCTTGATGGTATAAGGTGCTAATTCAATATTATCAGGTAAAATATTAGATTGAGCAATTTTGGTAGTATATAATCCAACTCCCCCAATAATAAATATTCCTATAGTAAAAATAATAGTACGTGTATAATTTATAATAAAACCTTTAAAATCAGTAGTAGTTGAATTGTCAGATTCTTTTTTTTTTTCATCAATAGCGTTTGTATTTTCAGTTTGGGACATTATAGTGGACATTATAGTTATAATAAATATATATTAAATTCTTATAAATAATATAAATAATATAAATAATATAAATAATATTTATAATTTAAACATTATTTATAAATAAATTAAATGGACGATATATCAGATATTCCTTTAAAATATGAAAAAGAATTGGATTTTAACGATGTTCTTATTTTACCACAACCAAGTAGTTTATCATCTAGAAGTAATGTAAATTTAGAAAGAACAATAAAATTTGTTGATGTAAACGGAAATAATGAAAAATATTGGACAGGAATTCCTATTATTTCGTCTAATATGGATACAACTGGAACTTTTAATGTATATAATGTTTTAAGAAAATATAAAATGTTAACTGCTTTAAATAAATTTTATACAATTCAAGATTATATGGATGCTGTAAATTCAGGCATTGAATTAGATCCAGAATACTTTATGGTAACAACTGGAATTACAGAAGCAAATTTTACAAATTTAAAAGAAATAGTATCGTATACAAATTGTAAATGGATTTGTATCGATGTAGCAAATGGTTATATGGATTGTTTTGTTGATTTTTGTATAAAAATTAGACTTTTATATCCTGATAAAATAATTGTAGCAGGTAATGTAATAACTTCCGAAATGGTAAATATTTTAGTTATAAAGGCTGGTGTAGATGTAATTAAAGTTGGAATAGGTTCAGGAAGTGCTTGTTTAACAAGATTACAAACTGGTGTAGGAAGACCTCAATTAAAAGCAGTAAACGAGTGTTCTGAAATGTGTAAAACATTAAAAGATTTAGGTTATACATCATATGTAATATCGGATGGAGGAATAAAATATTCAGGTGATATGGCGAAGGCATTTGGTGGAGGTGCTGATTTTGTCATGGCAGGAGGAATATTTTCAGGACATGATGAAAATGCAGGTGAAATAATTGAAGAAAATGGAAAACATTTTAAAATTTATTATGGTATGAGTTCAAAACATGCTATGGAAAAATATTTTGGTAAAATGGAAAGTTATAGGTCTTCTGAAGGTGCTGTTGTAAAAATTCCATACAAAGGTTCAATAGAAGACACAATTCAAAATGTGTTAGGAGGTTTAAGAAGCACTTGTACCTATATTGGAGCAAAAAATATTGAAGAAATGTATGATAAAACCTATTTTATAGCTGTTTAAAAATAAAATAAAATCTAAATTGTATATATGAAATTTAATTTTAAATATACAATACTTTATGTCTTATTATGTTTATTTTTATTTTGGATAGTTATAACATATGGTAAAATGGAAAATTTTAATAATAGAATACATCCCATAGGGTATCCAAAAAATGCGTTAATTAATTATAAAGATATAAATTCGCCTTTATATAGTCATAATGTAAATTTGCCAATAAATGATCCAATTAGTTGTAAAAATTTTTGTGGACCGAAGGCTCAATGTTTAATAACAAGAGAACAATGTACTTCTGATGTAGATTGTAAAGGTTGTAATAGAATACATCCTGTAGGGTATTATATTAATAATTTTTCGGAAATATATCCAAGTTCAGAAAATTCGCAAATAAAAAGACCGTATGAAGGTGTAGATTTGTGGCAAGATTCTTTTAATAAAGGGTTAGAATTATATAATAAAAAAAGAGAAACAGTAGATAAATATTCAAATGATCTAACCGCATTTAATTCTTCAGACTATGAAGTAAAATATCCAATGACAATATCAGCAACAGGGTTATTTTATGAAACAACTCCTCCTGCGTCAAATTCTAAATAAATTTACAACTTTTCTTATTTATATTTTATAATGCGTTTAAATATAAATATAATATAAATATAAATGTTAAGCATCATTCAAAACATTCCCAATGTTAATACATATCCCCTTACATATATATTTGAAAAATTAAAATTACAACATAAACCAAATACATTATGGTTAGAGTTTGGTGTAGCAAGTGGAAATACTATTAATTATATTTCTAAATTTACAAATGATAAAGTTTATGGATTTGATAGTTTTGAAGGATTGCCTGAAAAATGGAGGGATGGGTTTGACAAAGGAGCGTTTAATAGAAATGGTAATTTACCACAAGTAAATAAAAATGTTGAATTAATTAAAGGGTGGTTTGATGAAACATTACCTAATTTTATAAAAAATAATAATAAAAAAGTGTCATTTATTCATATGGATGCTGATTTATATAGTTCTACAAAATACATTTTTAATAATTTAAAGGATTACATTGATAAAGATTGTATTATTGTATTTGACGAATTAGTAAATTATCCTGGATTTGATGGAGATACAGGAGAACTCAAAGCATTTTATGAATTTATTACAGAAAATAAAGTAGATTATGAATGGATTGGAATGAACGGAACACCAACTGGCATGTCTGGTTATTATCACGAAAATGTGGCATTAATTATTCATTCAATTAATTAATAAAATATAAATATATGTATTTATTTTTCTCATCTAAAATCGAAATTTTTATAACTTATGAAATGAGAAAAGAAAGGTGTAAATAAATTTTAGGTGGCATACATTAATCCCACATTTCCACCAATAAAATTAACAACATTTAGTCTTTCTTCAAACAAATATAAATCAAAGTTATAATCATAAATTCGCCAAGTTGGTTTATTAATGCCAATAATACTTCCAGTTTCTGGATCACAAATAGTTAAACTTTGTGCTAATGGATCTAATGGAGGAATGATTGTAGTAAATTCAAGTTCGATTTGATTAAATCTACTCATATTTATTGCTCCGGATGGTTGTAAATCTGAATTATTTGAATGAATCCCAAAATTATAACAATATAATCCTGAAGGCGCACTACCAGTAGTTCTTGTATATTTTTCAATATAATTAAATACTCCAGCAGGTTGTATATTTTCTCTATATGAACCATCTAATAAAATTCCCATCGCTATTAATATATCTTTTTCATTTTGAGGATTATATGTTTGATTAATAAGAATTCCAGTTAATGTTCCATCAGGATTAACTCCTGGTCCAATATCAACTGGAGTTAATACTGAATTGATATTTCTATAAATTGTATAAGTTCCTAAGGTAGGTGCTTGTATAACATTTAATGGTAAATAATTATATGGCCAATTAGTATAATTAGACCATTCATTTCTTAAATTAGCGTCACTACGTTGAAAATAAAAAATCCAATTAGAAATCATACCGATAGAATCTAATTCAATCTTATTTGGTCCGGTAACATTAGGAAATTTTTTTTCGTGTACTTGTTTTATTAAATACTTTTGCTCTTGTAACGCAAATAATTTTTCTTCTTCATTTGATAAAAAGCAGTAAGTGCAATTTAAATGAATATCAGCATTCCATAATGTTCTTTGATCAGAATAAGAATCAATATCAATACATACATCTGGAGGTGGTTGTAAAAAACGATAAAACTGCATATACCATAAATTAAAATTAGGAGAAACATACGGATAATTATTAGTGGCGTCAAATACATCGCGAATTACAAAAAGTTGATTAATTGGTTTTAATGTAATATTTATATGTAATTCATTATATTGTAATGATGTTAATGGAAATGCCATTTGAGATTTTAACCCAAACCAATTGTTTAAAGGTATATATAAAATTCGCCCTCGAATAGATGGTTCCGGTCCTACTAAATCTCCGGTATTATATGCGTTTGGATAAGAGTTAACTCGAGAATTAGCGTTGGCTGGATCAGTTAATTCAGGCACCTGTCCAATCATATTATTAAATAAATTAAGTTTGATAGCATTATAATCGCGTTGAACAGATGCTAATAAATAATCTCCTGAATATTCTTGTAATGTATAATTTCCACATGTAATACTTATTTTTGATATCATTTTGGCGCCAATATTGTCAATCCATTTAAATTCATATGGTGCCCATTGTTCAATATTTCCTAGACCTTGAGCAGTAGTTTGTAGTGTTATTTGTTGTGGTGGTAATAATGGACTCCAAATATTTGGCAAAGCTACAGATAAATAACAATCCATTAACAAATCAGCGTAACGTTTTACTTTAAATGTAAATGTAGACTCTTCTGAAAGACGTAAAGTTTTTGAACCTTCATAATCTAATCTAAATTTTTGAAGTCCAAAATTAGTATATTGATGAAATACTGATTTAAAAAAACTTTTAGTGGGATTTCCATTTAGAACAATATTTTGTTGTCCTTGAGATACAAGTTGCATTAAACCACCCGGCATATGTTATAATATAAAAATATATTTAATTCTTTATTTTATATAATTATACAATTATACAATTATACAATTATGTCTTGTATAAAATAACGAATGAAATAAATTTTTTAGTAGGGTATATATCAATCACATTATATGTATTCCAACCCCGATTTATAAAATAAGTTTTAAGTTCATGTATAACTTTAAAATAATTTGAAAAATGCATTTATAATATAAATATTATAATATAAATATTATATTATTTATATTTTATTTATACATAATATAATATGGAGAAAAAAAATATAGAAGAAAATATAAAAGAAGTATTTAACAACACGATAAACTCAATAAAAAGTTTAAAAGAATCAACTGCGATAGTTTTAATTGGTACAATTACACTTGTTATTATTTTTATCTCACTTTATTTATATTTTTATTATACTGGTTTAAGAAGTAAAAATTGTTCTTTAATGGATTCAATTTATGGTGATTTAAATGGAAAAATTAAATCTATTGATAATTCAGAACAATTTAATTATACATTTAAAGATTATTATATTAAAACAGCATATAATTGTTGTAGTGGAGGAAATTATAGAAATAGTTACGTAGATTTATGTATTTTAAAAGATTTATTAAAACAAGGAGTAAGAGGTCTAGATTTTGAAATTTATTCAATTAATAATAAACCAGTTATATCTACTTCTACAATTGATAGTTATTATGTTAAAGAAACATTTAATTATATTAATTTTGCAGACGCAATGAATGTAATTCGTGATTACGCTTTTTCAACGGCAAATTCGCCTAACTCATCAGATCCAATTATTATACATCTTCGTATTAAAAGCACAAATCAAGATATGTATAAACACTTTGCCAAACTTTTAGAAAGTTATAATTCTATTTTATTAAGTAAAGATTATGATTCGGAATTTTATGGTAAGAATTTTGGAAATGTAGAATTAAAAAAATTAATGGGTAAAGTTGTTATTATTGTTGATAGAAGTAATACATCCTTTTTAGAATGTCCTGAATTTTATAAATTTATTAATATAACAAGTAATTCTCTATTTATGAGAGCGCTACATTATTATGATATTAAGTATACGCCAGATATGAATGAACTTATAGATTTTAATAAACAAAATATGACAATTGGAATGGCAGATAAAGGTGCTAATCCAGATAATCCAAGTTCTCTTGTTATGAGAGAAATGGGCTGTCAACTTTTAGGAATGCGATATCAACAAATTGACACTAATATTGAAGAAAATGATATATTTTTTAATGAAAATGGATATGCGTTTGTTTTAAAACCCGAAAAACTGCGTTATATTCCAGTGACTATTCCATTACCTCCTCCTCAAAATCCAGAATTATCATACGCTACAAGAACTGTTCAATCAGATTTTTATAAATTTAATATTTGAAAAAATTTATTTACTCATTTAATATTATATATTTTATATTTTATATTTTATATAGTTATAATATGAAAAATATATGTGATAAAAAAATGACATTTAATGATTGTGAATTAGCAATATTAAGAGCAGCGGTTGATAAAGCAGAAACAAAACAAGGTAGAAAAACCGCAAATTCACTTGAAATTAAAAAAATTATTGAAATAGTTGAACAATTTTTAAGAAAAAAGCAATTAATTTGTTATGGTGGAACCGCAATTAATAATATTTTGCCAAAACAAGATCAATTTTACAATAAAGATGTTGAAATACCTGATTATGATTTTTATAGTTCAAATGCACTAAATGATTCTAAAGAATTGGTTAATATTTATATATCAAATGGGTTTCAAGAAGTTGAAGCAAAATCTGGTCAACATCATGGAACATATAAAGTTTTTGTAAATTTTATTCCAGTTGCAGATATAACATTTATACCCAAAGAACTTTTTAATGCAATTAAAAATGAATCTATAAAAGTAGCTGGTATTTTGTATTCACCTCCTAACTTACTGCGTATGAATATGTATTTAGAATTATCGAGACCGGCAGGAGATATTAGTCGTTGGGAAAAAGTGTTAAAAAGATTAACATTATTAAATAAGCATTATCCTCTTTCAGCAAAACAATGCTCTACCGTTAAATTTCAACGTCAAATGGATGATTCACAATATTCCAATAATATTTATGAAAATGTTCAACATACATTAATGGATCAAGGTGTAGTATTTTTTGGAGGTTATGCTTTATCTATGTATTCTCAATATATGCCAAATAATTTAAAACATAAATTGGAAAAAATACCCGACTTTGACGTTCTTTCTGAAGAACCTATCCTTACTGCTCAAATTATTAAAGAAAGATTGTCAGATTTAAATGTTAAAAATGTAAAAATTATTAAAAGACCAGGAGTTGGTGAAGTAATTGCTCCACATTATGAAATTAAAGTAGGTAAAGATACTATTGTTTTTATTTATCAACCATTGGCATGTCATAGTTATAATATTGTAAAAGATGGTGGATATGATGTTAAAATAGCAACAATAGATACTATGCTTAGTTTTTGGTTAGCATTTTTATATGCTAATAGACCATATTATGATAAAGATCGTATTTTATGTATGTCTAAATATTTATTTGATGTTCAAGAAAAAAATAGATTAGCCCAAAAAGGACTTCTTAGACGCTTTAGTATTAATTGTATGGGTCATCAAGAAACAGTTGAAGAAATGCGCGCTGAAAAGGCAGAAAAATATAATGAATTAAAAGATAAGAAAAATAGCGCTGAATATGAAGAATGGTTTTTACGATATAGACCATTAGACAAAGAAGAAACAGAAGAAAATAACAAAAAAAGTAATAAAAATAATAAAAATAATAAAAGTAATAAAAGTAATAAAAATAATAAAAAAAGTAATAAAAATAATAAAAGTAATAAAAATAATAAAACAAGAAAACGCAAAGGAATATTTTTTTAAAATATGTTTTAAACTTTATTTTGATTCTGTATAACAGGATATGTAAATCCTAATATATGTATAATACAATCCACATTTAATTTTGTAGTTGTTACCATTATTTTTAATGTCTTTTTTCGATGTTGTTTAATTTTATTATAATCCAAAACACTTACCCGCAATTGTTTAAGATTGCTTATTGATAAAATTTTTATTACTGAACCAAAATACAAACTTCTCAGCATAGTAAGATTATTTAATAAATAATTATATACTTCTCTTGTCGTATGTGGAGTATCGCACCTTAACACAATGGTATTTTTATCGCACGCAAAATTACTTGAAAGAATAGGTCTTGCAGTATTATAGTTGCTATTCGCTAAACTCAAAACAATACATTCATACGGATGGTCGTTAATATGAGACCGATGCGTCGCACGTAAATGAAGTCCATTTGTGAAAAAGGCATATGCTCCTTCCTTGGTTCGAATCGTATGATTGTTTCTATTGCGTATAATTTCACAAACATCCATAATGAGTCTTTCAGTTGTAAACATATTTTACATTGAATATAAAATACAACTACATTTCAATTTTTTAATAAATTTAATATTAAATATTTAAACATTAAATTTATTTTAGACCTAATCCAATCTTAAAATAATTCCAAAAACTTTTGTTATATTGTAATTTACTAATATTAGTATCTAACATAATATCAACCCAAGTTAATTTATTGGGTTTAGATAAAGTATCACGAATTTTACCTACGTATTCTATAAATCCCGCAACTAACAATATAAAAATAACATAATAAAGAGATATTTCTATCTTATTAATAATTTTAAAATCAGTTTGCTTTACTTTAAATAGACGAATTTTATATGGAGTATTGAATGTTATCCAATATTTATTATCATTATCCATTTTATTATCATCATCCTCATGAGAACTAGAATTTACATAAAAATCTTTGTTTAATTCAATAAAATAAATAATAAAAATAAATAATATAATTAATGCTGATAATATCATATCTAAACGTATAACAATTAAAAATCCTATAAAATATATAAAAGAGTGTATTAGTTTTTCAATTGGAGAAGTTGTATCGGTGTTAGTTGAAAGAGTTACTGAGAAAAAAAATAATAAAAAAGCAGTAAATAACTGTATTGGTTTATGTGTTGTAATAGTGTGCATTAGTTTACTAGGAAATAACCCAGTTCCTATATAATTTGCAATTAATGAAAGATAAAAAATGGCAAATAATTTTATAATATCTGCTTGGAATTCTGTTATATTTAACATATATATATATATTATATGTTAAATATATATGTTAAATATATATGTTAAAATTTACTAAATTTTTTTACTGTTTTTGATAATAAATAATAGATAAATCCAAATAATGCGCATGTAAAAACTAACCCATTCAAGTTATAATTGCCATCTGAGTGACAAAAAAATGGTAAATATTTAAATAAATTTTTCTTAAAAAAGGGTAATTGAAATAAAAAATATAACACAGATAATAATAATGGTACTTGTAATTCATCGTAAAGTGAATCTAATGAATTGTAATTTTTTTCGCTATTATAATAATTATTAATATTATCATTTTCGTCATTAATATAATCTTTTGATAATGGTTGTGGAATATAATTTGGTTGTATTTGTACATCACTTGTTAGTTGTTCAGTATGTAAAGGAATATCTCTACTTGGTAAAGTTGTTGCTCCTGCTAAACTAGCTTGTTGTAACCCATTAACAATTTGACTTATAGTGCTTTGATCAAGAGTTAATTGAGAAGGTTTTTGTGATATTTCTAAACTAATATTTCCTCCTAAAGAACCACCAGCAGAAGGGTCTGTTGGTAAATCATTTATACTTGTTGTATTAATTTCCGCCATATTATATTATCTAAAGATTCGGACATTTTTATATTTACGCAATTTTAATTGTATTTTTATTTTTGTCACATTTAATTGTGTTTTTTTCTAATTTATAACATTTATTATCAAATTTATATATTTGGTCTTCTATGTCTTCCATTGGTGGTGCCGATACTATTCTACATTGTTTTCCTTTACATACTGCTCTAAAAAAAGTTGCTAACCCAATACCCAATAATATTGACATTATTATTTTACCCGTATTGCTATGAACAAATTTATCCAAATACATTTATATTATGAAAGATAAAATTTTACATTACAAATGTAAAATAATACAAAAATTTATTAAAATATTATACTTGTTCACTCCATATTTTTTTAGTTTTTCCATCATATTCAACAGCAAATTGGTTGTCAATCATCCATTTATTTACGTGTAAATCATCGAGATAAACATCTGCTAAAATTCTGCCATATTTTTCATTTTTAACATTTTGTAAACTAACATTTTTATTAATAATTAATTGTGAAAGAGAATCCCGCGCTAAAATAGCAAGTGCTTTTTCATTTTTATGTTTACTTTTAATTTCTGGTGTATCTATTCCATTTAATCTAACACTGAATCTAAATAAGGGTGAGTTTTCATAAGGCATTTTAGAAGCAATTGTTATAGTATCTCCATCGTATACTTTTATTACATGTCCTGAAGTTATAGGATATGTAAATTCAATAGTATCATTCCAATTAATATTTTGCATTTAATAATATTAATGTAATATAATGTTTAAATTAAAAGTGTAAATAATATATTTTACTTTTGAATAGGAACAGTTCTAATTGAGAATGGATTAATTGGACAAGAGGTTTCAACTGGTTTAAATTGAAAACATTGTCCAGAAGCATCTTTATATTGATTTTTCATATAATTTTCAGGAGTTGGATAAATATATATAGTTTTAAATTCTGGACCAATAGCATAAACAAAAAATAATCCAAGCGTAAAACTAATTAAAAATACGGGTAGTGATATATAATTACTTATCATATATAATTTACAAATATTTTATAAATTATATTTACTTCTAAAATTTACCTCTATTAAAACTATTAATATTTTGTTCCAAAATGGTTATTAATGAATTTTTAAGCATATCATAATTTGTAACCCCATCTTTTAAAGAATATAATTTTAATAATCTATCTTGTTGTGATTTTGGTAATCCGTTAAACAATTTATTCACAATTTCTGATTCAAAATCATATTTGCCATCTTCTAAAATGTGAGGTGGAAATAAAGTTTGTTTGGGTAAAAATAGATTACATGAAGTGCCAGACTTTTTGGATTTAATACATTCATTCATAAAATCTTGTAACCATTCAATATCTTCCATTAATAAATTTTTAAGTTGTTCTGGCATTTTTTTCCATAAATCATCATATTGTTTATTTTTCCATTCAATTATTCTTTGTCCAGATTGAATAAATAAAGGTTCCTCAGCATATTTATTTGGTAAGTCAACAATTTCTTCTTCTTCAACGACATCATCTTCTTCTAAAATTATTTCACCTTGTTTCTTTTTTCTAGTTTTGTTAATTTTGTTAGGTTGAGTGTCTTCTTTTTTAGTTTTCTTTTTCTCTTTTCTAACTCCCTTAACAAATTTGATTACTTTATCATCACCTCCAGAAAAAAATTCGTTACTTTCTAAAGAATTAGGTAACTGAATTAATTTATATGTATTATCAAATTCAACTATATTAACTTTATATTTTAAAAGTTGTATTTCTTTAAGTTTTAAAAGCATTTCATTAATATAAAAATTAGTTGCCTGATTTAATATTAATTCATTGCTAGTATCCATATATTCTTTAATCATTTGTTTAAAAGGAATAATGCATCCTTTTCCAAATTCATCTATTTTTTTTTTTAATAAATCACGTGTTTCAGGATTATCATTTCTAAATAAATTAGTTTCAATGATAAAACCGGTAAATTCACTTTCACTTTTAAGTTCTTGTGTAATTTTGTCAAAAATACTAACAACATTTTGACTAAAAAAAAGGGCATTGTTTTTTTCTTTAATAATTTGTAGTTTAATGCGTTCAATTTTCTCTAACCCTTCTTTAATAAGTTTATCAAACTGATCTCTAAATGCATAATTAATTTGAATATCTAAAGGACAAGGTTCTTGAAGATCACCACATTTAACCATAAATGTTTTGAGTAATTCTATATTATTCGTTGAAATCTTAAAGATAGTGTTAACGTGTCTTTTACAATTAATACATTCATGTTTAGGTAATTTAGAATATTCAACTCTTTTTTCTCTTTTAGATTTGTCGTTTTTAATGATGGGTTTAATATATTTTTCATAATATACACTTTCATATTTTTCTTTTAATCTATAAAATTCATTAATTGCTTCAATAGGTGTAAGTGCTTGTTTTTCAGTCATTATAAAATATATCTATATATTTATTTGTATATTTATATTTGTATAAAGTTATTTATTAATAATTTAAAACCCATTTTCATAGTGAGGTAATCCAGTAATTAATTCCTGTTGGGATTTAATTTTGGCATCGTGAAAATTTCTAATTTTAGATAATATGTATTGTTTTTTTAATAAATCTTTTTGTTCTATTTCTTCTTCACTTAGTTTTCCCTTGTATTTGTAAAAAAGTAAAACTCCTAAAATAATAAAAAACATAACTAACAATCCAATATTAAATATTATATGTTGATGATTTTCTTTAAATTGATGACATTGTTTAAGAGTTTCATTAATAAAGTATTTAACTCCGGGTTCAGTTAACATAGGACTATTATATTTTATAGAATTCATTAATAAATACATTTAAAAAACAAAAAAATATAATACTAATTAACTATATGGATATATCTTTTCAGTCATTAATATTTTTTATTATAATAACAATTATTTATTTTGTATTTCCAAGCATAGGTAAACCCGAGTTAAAACTTATTGATTTAACAGAAGAAGGTGTGAGTACGAATTATTATAATAAAAATATACGAAGTTTAGCATTTTATTTGGGACTTGTTGTAGTAAGTCAATTATTTTTAAATATTGGTTATTTAATGTCTAAATGTGGGGGGTCATTAGATAAAAATATTGGGGCAGCAGCATTATTTACGTTTATACCTTGGATTTTAATTTTTGGTGTAATGTTAGCAGTTTTAATAATATTTCCAAGTTTTAAAAATGCATTTTCTAATGTAATTGGTTATTATGTTGTTGCTGGAGGAGCAAATGATATATTTGGTTCAATATTATTGGGAACAGATTTGAATGAAATGATAGAGACAACAAAAGATGAAACAGAAAAGAATAAACTAACAAAAGCAGCAGAAGCAATAATTAAAATATGTGGAAATAAATCAATATTAATTAATAAAATGAATACTAACAATTTTTTACAAATATGGGAAACATTAAAACCATTAATGGTAACAGGTGCATATGATAATATGGATATAAAACAAAAGTTATTAGATTTAGTAATATTAAAAGATAATATAGGGGAGGCATTTTGGTATTTATACACATCAATTTTAATCTCATCAATTGTATATTACAATTTAGCAACAAGAGGTTGTGTTAAAAGTGTGGACCAAATAAAATTGGATCACGATAATTATATTAAAAAGGAAGAGGAATTAAATAAACAAAATGAATTAAATAATTCGACACAATATGTAGTTTAATGAAAATATGTTAAATAATATAATACAAACATATAAATTAATATACCTAAAATTATTGAAAATAACCACAATGGTAATATTGTTTTATTTCTATAACCTATTCCAAAATGTCTCAGTGAACTATCTTTATTATATAAAAAACTAGGTTTTATCAGTTGAACTATACTAAAAACGATTAAAAATATAACTATTGATACTAAAGTTATATTATTTTTTGTAAATGTTCTTAACATATATATTATAACTATTACTTTTTTATAATATATATTTTAACGCCTTTAATAATAATCTCCAACATTATCTGTTTCGTCACCCCATGGATCACCATCATCATAATCATCTATTGAATTCATATCCATTGCTAAATCTTCATCAATCTCTCTTTCTACATTCATTTCTTCTATAGCATCATCTATATCTAAATCTACATCATCTCCTAAGGCGCCTTTTTTCTTTAATTTATTTTGTATTTTGGCTACATTTTCAGCAATTTGTTTATCATGTTCAAAATGTTCAGGGTCATATTCTTTTATTCCTTTTGACATGCCTAAACTATATAATGGTCCTAATTTATGATGCTTTAAAATTGTATCTACTGCTCTTTGGTCATCTGTCATATCTCTTAGTTTATCTGTAAAATTGTATTTTTCAGCTTCTTTTAATTTAAATACTTTATCTTGAATATCATCATAAGACAAATTAATGGTTTTTTTAGAGCGCATCATTATGCTTAAATAAGAAGTAATTAATTTGGCTACTTCTTGATTTAATTTCATAACATCACCCTCAATAAATTCTTGTTCTGATTCAGTAAATCTGAGTTGCTGTTCTATTAAAAAATCGGCAGAGAATAAATCAGATTTGTCTGTATCATTATCTATTAATATTCTGGTTACCATACTAGGATCTTTTGTTAAATAGATATAATCTGTTAAAACGCTTAACAAGTAATATTCATATAATAACATTGTAATTCGTTTGTCGAAAGAATTATACATTTCTTTATTGCCTATTTTAATATTTGTTAGTACAGGAGTATTTTGAGATAATAAATAAATTCCCCTGCTTTTTACCATTACTTCATTTAAAATATTTTTGATTGAAGAATTTCCATAAAATTTTTCTATTGGTTTATAAAAATTAGACACCATTTCTTTCACCTCATTTGCGTGATTTTTTGCTAATCCCCAATATTTAGGAGGTTCAATAGTTTGAAATCTTTGATTAAGTATCATAGATGGAAATATAATTACAAATAATTCAATATAATTTTTAATAAAATTAACATAATTGTATAATCCATCATCTGAAATTTTAATATCGGCATTTCTTGGTGTTTCATCAAAACTCCACACACTTATATTTTGTATAAACTTTGTTATATTTCTTAGTTCAGAAGAACTGACTTTTGCCTTTATTTTTATAAATTCTAGTAATTCATTTTGCATTTTTCCAATAGATGTTTGGAGATAATCTTTTAAATTTCTCATGTCTTTTGTATCTTCTTCAATTTGTACATCATATGTATCTAATAATTTGTCTAATTTTTGAATAAAAACTTGTGGTACATTTTCGTCATTTTCATTATCAAATCTAAGTAACAAGGTAGTTAAATTGTCAACGCATTTTATATTTTTTGAATTCAATGACATATTAATAATATTATTCCTGCTTACAATTTGAAATAAACGCAAAAATTGTTCTTTTGTATAATTTCTGCCGTCTCTTTTTAGTTTTGTTATTTTTTCTTGTATTGAATCCATTTTTTTTAGATAAAGTGGTTTATCTACACAAAATGTAGCAAGTTCTTCAGATAATGGAATAGCAGATTGAAACTTACATAAAGTTATAAATGCGTGATATATAGTTTCTTCACTAAAATCATTTGATACAACAGGAAAAGTTCTTTTGGTATTTATATCTGATAACATTATGGCACTTTGAGTTAAAATTTTAATATCACGAACCAAAGATGTTAAACTGAAAACTGTATTATTATAAAGTTCAATATTCTTATCATTATTTATAAAATATTGTAATGATGATATATTTTTATTTCCACTTTCATTGCAACAAGCATTATCCATAAATAATTGACCTGCTGATTTTAATAATAACTCTTTCTTTTCAACCAATTTTTGAATAGATTCTTGAATTGCTAATGAAAAAGCAATTATTTTAGAATCAATAACTAATAATTTTTCTAATTGTTTATAGTTTCCTCCGTACAATTCATCTTGTAATTTATCAGTAAATCCTTCAGACACATTTTCTAAATGATTAACATGAAATTTTTTTAAAGGAGGTAAAAAATTTACCCACTTAGATAAATTATGTTCTTCTGGAATAAAATCTGGCGGAGTAATTAACAAATATTCAGTTTTTTCTTTGATTTTTTGTTCAATTTCTGAGTTAGATATTAAATATCTAATTATAAAAGATTTTAAAGTTGTTACAATTTTTTCTTGAGACTTTGGTAAAATATTCCATGGAATTGTTGAGGAATCCCGACTTTTTAAGGCAACACAGGCAATATAATTTACAGAACTATCATCGCCTTCTCCTTCAAACGGAAACCCTACAAATGAACGTACACATCCAGGAGCAGTTTTACGAGTTCGTATTGGTGGAATGCTTGTTTGAATTGCTATTAAATAAGTACCGAGTGTTAAATATAAAATAGTTGAAGAATATAATGTTCCATAGGATGGCAGTTTTTTTCCTTTTTTTGCAGTTTCCTCTTCTCTTTTTCTATACGCTGGTTCTTTTTCAATAATTTTTGTATCGCTCATTAGTTCAGTAACTACGCGCACAATAAATTCACGCGATTCTTCAATATTGACGCCCATATTTGTTGATAAAATAGATATTACATTTGAAACAATTTCACCTTCGGGACTTAAACGTTTATCTCTTTTTTCTTGTTGTTTCTCTAATATTACATCACCAATGTCTTGTTCTAATATATCTCTACTTGTATCAACAAACCCTTCCTTATACCCCTCTGACACATCTAAATCAATGTAACAAATTACTTCTCCGCTATGTTCATCTACCCAAGCATCTCCATCATCTGAACGTTTTCCGATTGTTCTTTTTAAATGATTTAATACATCATCATATTTACTATTATTATTAATAAAGGTTGACGCTAACATATAGTGAAATTTAGGCAATAATTTGGTATTAGTTTCCTTACAATATAACCACCAAATGTTTTCCATTTCGCCATCAGTTACATTTGCTACTAAAGAATTACCTTCATAACAATATAAGGAAACAAATTGTACAATATCATTTTGTCTCTTAATAAAATCATTTTGTCCCATGATTAAATCGCGTAATTTTGAATATGGAGATACAACTTTATCTTTAAGTTCATCTACAACTGATAACCCTAAATTATACTGATAATTATTATGTTTTAAAAATTGGTGTTTTTTCATATTTTCAAGTTTATCAAAAGTATTTAGATAATGTAAATATGATTTAGTTAATTTTGAACTTAATTCTGTTTCAGAAATTTGATAATTAGCATCAAATTGATCAATAATTTGTTTTAACGCATTTTTAACTAATGTATCTTTGGATAAGTCAACTGATTCGCATTTATTTTCATCTTTTATTGTAGAATTATATATACAACTATAATCTAAATTACACAATACATCATCTTCTTTTATAAATGTGGTTGAATCTACTTCATTATCTAATGTCCATTCATCGTTATGTCTAACATAATATTCTAATGTATTTGCAGTAGGTCCTTCATCATTATTAATTGTGGAAACTAAAATAGCGTAATCGCCTTCTTTTACCTGTTTTGCTTGATTAATAAGAGTTGTTGCCATATGTTCGGCAGCTTCTTCGCCCATTTTAGGGGTAAACTCATTTATTAAATATATGTTAAACTCTTCTTTGGATAAACGGTCACTTTCTTTTTTATATTTTTCTTCAATAAGGTTATAGTTTGTAGTATCATAATCTTTATCATAATATATTAATTTGTTATTATCAGCAATCAATGATTCTGTTGAATAATATTTTTTGGCAATAATATAAGAAGAACATTTATCTAACTTTTTATCATTTTCAATGATTGATTTTATGCGATAATTATCTTTATTTAATACCTCATCCAAATTAGTAGGAAACATTAATGTAACATTTGATAATGCAACTGCTGTATTATATAAATTGCCATAATCTGCCAATGTTATATCTTTTAAAAAACTAGAACCACTAACAGTAAATTTATTTGGTTCAAACCCATATTTTTTAATAACTTCTTCTCGTAATTTATTTTCTCGTGTATTTAAAGTCATTAATTCAAACAATGGATTCGAAAATACGGTTTCTTTTTTATCTTGAACTTTTGTGTATCTTAAAGATGAAAATGCCATGCTATAATCTTTAAATTTGGAATTATATTCTTTAATTTTATTAAATATAAAAGTGTTAATTTCTTTATATTGCATATATGTTAAATCAATTGGATATATCATAAATGGTTCTAAATAATTAACTACATCAACTAAAGATAATCTCCCTTTAATATATTTTTTAACAAGAGAAAATAAAACACGCGTTTTTGGTATAATTGTTCTTAAAAATATTTTATATATATCCAAATTTGTGATTTCTTTAGGTTTTTCATATTCAGTTAAATCTAATAAATATTGTTTTATATTATCAACAAAGTTTGTATCATCATATTCAATTTCATTGTCTAATCCATCAATAGTAATTTTAGTTAGTTCCGTTTTTTGTTTAAGTAACTGCCAATAGTTTAAAAAATGAAGATTTAAATTGGATCTTACTAATAAATTGGTTCCTGGTAAATTAATTTGTGAAAAACGAACAGTTGGTTCTGGAAATGTAATAATTGAATTAATTGAAATAGGATCATTATCTGTTACTTTAACGCGATGTGCTACTAATTTGGAACCTTTAAAATTTGTTGCTACTAATTTTTCTAATGCTAGATTATATTTTTGTATAATAAAACGTCTATTTATTAGTTCCGACTTTTCAACAATAGTAGAGTATATATCTCCTAAGTTATCAACAATAGCATTAATATTCGTTTCCACATTTCCTTCAATAATAATTCCATTTGGTTCAGAAAATGTATCATTTACAGATTCAGAATTTATAGAATAAAATGGAGTCATATATTTATCAAATGATTGATAAGTAAAACTGGAATATTTTGCTTTATCAGTTTGAGATGATTTTTTAGTTATATACAAAGATGACATTTCATTTAAATCTTCGTTTAGATTAAGAGTCTCATAATCATCATATCTTTTAAATTCAGCAGTTTTTTCTGGTGGATATATTTTTTTAATATTTTTCACAACCATCATAATCCAATATAACGTATTTTTGAATTCAGATAAATAATCAGCCAATGGTCTATCATTAGCGGAACGTTTAATAATTCCTGTAATATTTTTATTTGAATCAAACGTGGATGATATTGTACGTAATTGTAAAAAACGTGTAATCATAATATGAATGCTATTTAACACATTGTTAGTTCGTTTATAATTGGGAATAGTTGAAACCATTTCTTCTAACAAATCATTTGTTTGAGTTTCAATATTAAATCTATATTTATCTTTATCAATAGTAATGTATTCTTCAACTTTTATAACATCTCCAAACTCAATATCATTCATGTCAAAAAACATTCTTTTAATTTTCTCTTGAACAACCTTTTTAGGTATTTGTTCTTCTTGTTCTTCTCCCTCTTCTTGACTTTCTAAATTGTCTAACATTTCAATTGGAATTAATTTTTCTTCAATCGCTGGTCTAATTTCAAAAGTTTCAATTGGTAAGTCTTCAGGTATACCTTGGTATGCAAAGTTAATAAATATAATATCATTGTCAGTAGTTCTTATTTCAATCATATCCTCTTCAAGATTTGTAATTTTGCCTGTTATAACAGTAGGAATGTCTCCTCCAAAATAAATATTAATCCATGTTCCTGGTAATAAATCATTTTGTCTAGCATATCCACTTTCTTGATTGCTACTAATAACTTTAATTGATTTAATATTACCATCTCCAATAACTCTATTAGGAGATATTTGTAATACTGTTTTTTCAAATGTTTCACTATTAATTAATTTAAGTTTATATGGATCAATATATTCAATTAAAAATACATTATCATTAAGTATTTCATTACTTGGGTCTGATATTAAAATAATATCGCCAAGTTGTAATAATATTTCTTTTTGTTTAGGAGTGTCTATTTCTTCATTGGAAGTCTCCTTAATAATTTCAGGTTCTTTATCAATGTCCTCATTAGATTGATTGTCATTTTGTTTTAAAAATTCTTTAGACATCTTATATTTATTGTAGAAATTTTTATAAATCATTAAACTTCAAATTAAATTATGTGAATAATGAATGTATTTTTTTATAGTTAAATTATAAAAAAATAGGGATAAATAAAAAATAAAAAATATAAAAATATTCTATTCTACTAAAGCAAATAAATTTGTATTCTACTAAATCAACTAACAATTTTTTCTCGTACCATCAAAGCAACCCTTTATTCCTTTAATCGTTTTTATAGCTTCGTCTATTACAGCTGTTAGCATTGTTTCTATTGAAGAAATGCCTTGACTTTTATTTATTAATGATATTCTTAGTATACTATCACTATCGTGTGGATGAATTTTTTTAAATCCTACATAATTTATAAACTTTAGGTCTGTATAAAATATTTTATATAATTCATAATTTAATATATTTCCAATAGTATAATCTTCATTGACTAATGTAACATCATAACAATTTTCTAGTGTATTATCTGATTGGGTAATTTCTACTTGATTTTGTTCTATAGATTGTTTTAATTCACTTAATTTTTTATATAAAATAATACACGATTTAATAATTATATCTTCATTATCGTAAATTCCAACTGATTCAATAATAAAATCAAAACTATTCTTAATTACATATCTCATTCCTTCTAAAAGTTTCCAATTGGAGGCTTCAAATTTTATTTGTTGTTCAGTCATTCCTTCATCCTTCCATTTTTGTTTACGAATTTCTAATTGTTCTTCTATTTTTTCAGGATTCGGAGTAAACCCATAAGAACATGTTCCTGTAACATTAAACGATGAATCTTCTCTGGATGTTCCTATTGAAAACTCACAAGTTAACTTAATTCTTTCTCCTGGTATTTCATCGGTTAATTTAGGTCTTAAACGCAGAAAATCAATATAATATTCTCCATTACCGGTTGGAGGAATATAAGGAGGAAATAGTTGTTTTACATCATTATCTTCTAAATATTTATTTTTAGAAATATCTTTAATTTTAAAATCTTTGGTAGTTACAATTATACTTGTATCTGTTTTATTTTCAACATCTATTTCTAATAAATAATTTTTTATTGGGAATTCTTCTAAATTTTTAATACAAATGGGAATACAACTTAATCGTTGTTTTACAATTTCATTATTTAGACGAGATGTATTAATTATTATATTTGCTTTATTTTCTTCATATGGGGTTGTTTTAAATACAACAATAGGAATATCAGATAATATAGTTCTTCGTATAGCATTAACATAACTTACGTCTACATTAGATATAGTAAAAGTTGTTTTGCCGTCTTCTTCTTTTAAATCCGAAATTTTAGATGTCATTATTATAAATGTATATTTAATTGTATATTTAATATTTAATTAAATAATATATTTCAATTTTTTAATTAATTAATAATTTTAATTAGTTAAAAATTCATTAGAAAAAACTTAAGGTAATTTAAATGAGCACTATTTTGTATTATAGCAATTTTTGTGAACCTTCTAAAAAACTACTACAAAGTGTAACTAAAACTCAAAATACAAATAATATTCATTTTATTTGTATTGATAAGAGAGTAAAAGATGCCAATGGCAAAATATTTATTGTTCTTCAAAATGGGCAACAAATATTAATGCCAGAAAATGTAACAAGAGTTCCTGCTCTTTTGTTATTAAATCAAAATTATAAAGTAATTTATGGAAATGATATTTATAATTATTTAAAACCACAAGTAACCCAACAAATACAACAAGCTACAAAAAATAATATGGAACCAATAAATTTTCAGGATGGTTTTAAATCATTTGGGGGATTTAGCGGGGGGATTGTTTCAGATAATTATAGTTTTTTGGATCAATCTGATAGCGAATTAAGTGTTAAAGGAGATGGAGGATTAAGACAAATGCATAATTATGTAACATTAAATGAATCAATGAATTTATCAATGAAACTTCCTCAAGATGATGTAGAGTATAATAAACTTAAGGAAGGAGAATTAAGTGTTGAGGCATTACAAAGACGAAGAGATGAAGAAGTAGCAAATATAAATTATAAATAATGAATAATTTTGTAAAAAAAACTATTAACTATTTTACTAATTATTTTACTAATTATTTATTAAATTCAGTTAATAAATAATCAATAATCTTGGTAATAATAAGATCTCCGAATGCTTCCCTCTCCACTATATTGACAAAATAAACCACAAAATATGTATTTACACCAAAATATATATGTTGTATAGTTTGTATTTCTATTAGCATCTCCACAATTTCTACAAAAACGATCCGTTATAATTTGTTTGTTATGTTTTTCCAATAATTCATTAGTTACTAGTCGCATGAGTGACCGATGTTCTACATTAAACTCGCCGATTAAATCTTGTAATTCTTTAGGTAATAAACGTAAATTCATTTTTATATATTTTATTTAAATAGAATTGATTTTATTATATTATTATAAATCAATTTTTTTAATTTTATAAAAATTAAATATGAATATGAATAATTTATAAATTGTGAAAAATATTATTTAAAGAAAATAAGTCTATTTAAATAAACTATATGACTACGAATTTAGTTACTGTTTTTAATGATCAATTTTCCGAATTTGTTGCAGATATACAAAGTATTTTTCCTACAGATCCTGATATTTTAACTGCTAAAAATGCATTACTCGCAATTAGAAAAGCAAATCCTAAGTTGTTAGTTAGAATTTGGTTTAAATATGTATATAATCCTTATAAAGAACATATTAATGCTGGGGATATTCATTTTTTTCTTACAAAGGATTATTCCCGTGATTTAGTCAAAAATGAAAATGCGGACAAAATTATGGAATCAATTAATCGTTTAAGAGATCCTATTAAAGAAATGACACCTGAAAATCAAGGTAAAGCAATGAAGTATATTCAAAATTTATCTAAATTAGCAATGTTAATTCAACCATAAGTTTTTCTTTAATTATAATAATATATTTAAATAACTTTAATTTAAATATATTTCTTTAAATACTTTTATAATAATGTCCGATACACAAAAATCAGTAGAAGATTTAATTCCATCCGATGAGTTTTATAAAATTGTTAATGATTTTACATCTGATATTGTCATTACTTTTCCAGAGTATTCTGGTATTATTTCTAAATGGTGGAATAGACCATCTAATAATGTTGAAGAATCAAGAAAAAAAGAATCTTTGTTTGTTTTTAGACATTGTGTGAAGATATTTCCTGAACGCTTTTTTGATGTGTTGTATAAAAATGTTGACATGTTTAAGGAGGAATCAGATGTTAGTACAGAATTTTTACCAGGAATAGTTTTTAAACAATTATGGATACTTGATATAAGTGATAAAACAAAAGAAACAATATGGAAATATTTACAATTAATATTATTTTCTGTAATTGGTTCAGTTCATAGTACTTCTCAACTAGGGGATACCGCAAAATTATTTGAGGAAATAAATGAAGACGAACTTAAAAAGAAATTAGAAGAAACTTTGGAAGGAATGCAAAATTTATTTGAAACTACTAGTTCTCCTGGTACGGATTCTAATATTAATATGGAAAATATGCCTAACGCAGAACAACTTCATGAGCATATTAATTCAATGATGGGTGGTAAATTAGGTAAATTGGCTTTAGAATTAGCGGAAGATACAGCAAAAGATTTAAATTTAGATATGGATAATACAGGAGATCCTAAGGATGTTTTTCAAAAATTATTTAAAAATCCCGGAAAAATGATGAATATGGTTAAAAATATTGGAAGTAAAATTGATGAAAAAATTAAATCAGGTGAAATTAAAGAATCTGAATTAATGGAAGAAGGCATGGAATTGTTAAATAAAATGAAAAATATGCCTGGAATGGAAGATATGCAACAAATGTTCTCTCAAATGGGTATTCCTGGTTTAGGTAAAGGTGCTAAAATAAATATGGGAGCAATGGAAGCGCAATTAAATAGAAATATGAAAAATTCTAAAATAAAAGAAAGAATGAGAGCAAATGTTGAAGCAAACGCAAAAGCAAAAGCACAAAATGAAAATGCATTGTTAGAAACTCCAGCAGATATTAGCAAAGAAGAAGAAGAAGAATTATTAAAAATTTTTAGCACAGGGGAAAATGTGGAAAAAACTCCAAGAGGCGCCAAACCACCTAAATCAAATAAAAAAAAGGGAAAGAAATAAATATTTATAATCTGATTGTTGATTGTTATCAGAATAATTATATAAAATAATAAAACAAATTTTTAAAATTCTATATAATATATAATGACAACTCCATTTTGGTTCAATGACCCAATAATATTATTTAATAAAGAAAGTATTCTAGAAATATGGCCTACTCAAAAAATGAGTTTTGAAGCTAAATTAAACTCTATAAGTAGATTAGTTATATTTATGTCTCTTTTAGGATTTATTTTTACAAGAAATTCCAATTTAATTATTATTGGAATTGTAACATTAGCAATAATATTTACTCTTTATAAATTAAGAAAACAAAGTATTGTTAAATTTAAAGAAGGGTTTGCTTTATCTTCTAAAGATTTATCACCATCTGCTTTATCGCCCGCTCCTATGACTACTAATCCAGTAACTTTAGAATCCGTTTTGCGATCAGAGTTTCATCCTACTACTAAGAAAAATCCATTTGGAAATGTTTTGCTAACTGATATTGCAGATGATCCTAATAGAAAAGCAGCAGCTCCTAGTTTTAATCCTGATGTATATGATGACATTACTAGTTCTGTAAAAAAACAAACTCAAATGTTGAATCCTGACATCATTAATACTAACAAACAATTATATGGTGATTTGTATGATTCATACACTTTAGATAATTCAATGATGCGATTTTACTCTACAGCTAATTCGAGAATATCGAATGATCAAGGTGCATTTTCAAATTGGCTTTATGGAAACATGCCATCAGGAAAATCATCTGGTCCAGATGGTGCATTAGCGAGAACCCAAGACAATTTACGTTATATACTTATTTAATTTAAGACCATTAATCGTAACAATTTATTTTTTCACATTTTTTATTGTATACCCAAATTTCATATTTATATCCTAAATCCTATATAGTTATCTAAAATGGAAACCTCCAAATTTGAATGCGAAAAATGCCAATTTAAGTGTGGATTTATTTCACAATGGAATGATCATATTAATTCAAAGAAACACACAGGAGAAAAACGTAAAGAAAGATGTGATAAGATATTAAGCGAAAAATGTGACCTATGTGACTATAAACCAACAAAAACGACAAATATGAAATTACATTATTTAAATAAACACGCAACTTTTGAAGAAAGGCAAAATGGATTTACATTTTATTGCGATAAATGTGACTTTGGTTGTTTTGTAGAAGTATTATATACCAGACATTTAGAAACAAAAAAACATATTAACAATTAAATTGAGAAAATATTATTGTAGTAATATATATAAAATGGCTTACGTCTCAGACTTTACATTTAATGGTATGTCAAGAATTGGTAATGACAGTTGTTCTCAAGACCAAAATTCAATTCAAAACTCACAAGCATGTACTTATACACTACAAAATTATTTTGCTCAAGATTGTGCAATGAAAAATGCCAAAGCTTTAGCAGTGACTCAACCATGTATTAATTATACTGGTGGTTTTGGAATGGGGGCGGGTGGTTGTAATGTTGACGATAGTTCTAATCTTTTAATTGGTGGAATACAAACTAATCCTAAGTCAAGAATTGATTTATTTGGAAGACCATTTGCGACTGTTCCGTATTTAGGAAGAGGATCAGTGGATCCAATTTTAGAATCACAAATACAACAAGGAGAAGCAATAACTAACAAACGTAGTGTTACACGATTAACTGAAAAAAGTTATTTAAAATATCATACAACTCCTTTGATTCCAGAAGTTAAAGAAAATATTCAAAATCCTAGTTTAATGATTGAAGGAATGGCGTCTGAAGGTTGGATTCGAGGTGGTCTTCCGTCTCGCGAACTAACAAGAGATAAAGATTTTTATACAAATAATAATTAAATATTTATAAACTAACAAATTATTATTACTTTTGTTAGTTTATTTACTTAAAAAGAATACATACAATACCCTAAGGCATGTATAATACTAAATTTAAAGTTAAATATAATGATATTGAAAAAGAATTATTAAGTCAAGAAGATTTAGTTAAACAATATAACTATACATCTCAAGATATTATGGACATTTGTAATAAACTTTACAGAGATGAATTTTTATCTGTATTTGGATTAGAATATTTTGAAAATGACAAGATAAATTCAATGATTACAATTGTATATGATAAAATGATGACAAATATGGAATTTAAAAAGATTATTGATGATATTTTACAATTTTGTTGTAAAGATTCTTTTTTAAATACAAATATGCAATTAGAGGAAGAAACGGAAGAAGAAAAAGAAATAAAAAAACAAATTATTGTAACAACTTTATTTAGTCAACATTTATTTTATATTACACATAAATGTATTTGTCAACAAATTGAATGGGGAACTATTGATAAATGCTTGTTAACCGAACTAAAAACACATTCTATTGACATATATAAAAATCAATTTGTATAAATTTATATATATTATTCTTTTATTATATATATAAATGGCATCCACACGTAATAAAAATACTTCGGGAAATTATTGTTTAGATCAAAGACAAAATACAGGAATTGAAACTTGGCAATTATATAAAAATGGTGCAAATGGATACGCTTATGATACAAGATTACCCGGAAATGGGTTAAATCCTGGTCAATTGCCTTGGGATACATTATCATATAACTCTGTAGATATAGAAACTTTTTTATTTGGAATTAATTCAACTAATTTAGTAAATCCAGCACCTCCTTTAACTCCAGAATTAAAATGTTTACAACAGGCAAACGTATTTAAATCAGACCCTATTATTATGCCTATTCCACAAGCTATACCAAAATATCAAAGACCATTCCCTGTATAATAAAAATTTATAAAGTATAAATATTATTTAGATATTAATTGTTTAATAATTGAGTTTTGTGAATATTTTTCCATTGGATAGGGATAAATATAGTGATCAGTATTTGATGAATAAATATCATAATGAGATGGATTTTCGGTAAATAACCAAAACTCCGCATATGCTCTGTGACCTCTATTTTCATTTAATACTTCTAATTTATTAATATATTTTGATTTACTCCACCAAAAATTTCCTGAAAAATGTTTTTTATCAGTATATTGGTTGCATTCTATATAATTACATCCAACTGTATCATAACCTTCATTTAATTTATTAATGCATTCAGAATGTTGTTCAACTAAAAAATATAACATCATATTTGTCCAATCTGCAATATAATTTATTCTATTTATATTTGTATGACTAATGCCTTTTGTGTGTAAGTATAATATATTACTATCTGGAGTATTTTCTGAAATACTTTTAATCTTATTTAAACTAGGATATTCAAATAATTGAGTATTATCAGAATAATTAGTTACTATGTATTTATTATTTTGGTATTTATTTTCAATAGGTAATCCAATATTATTTATAAATACATTATCAACTACATCAATAAATCCCGTTTTATTAATTACTTCTATTATATAATCAAGCACATTTGTTCCTGTTGTTTGAAGTGTACAACTATGTATAACACAAAATGTTTTTTGTTTGTTAGTTTTTTTTGTAGGTATTAACCAATCAAAATTTTGGTAAAAATCTTTATTTAAAAACTCAGAATATTCTATTATTTTTAAATTATGTTTATATTGATTAATAAATTGTTCATCTAAAAATAGACTACTTTCTGATAATATTTTATAACCGGCAACTAATAATCTATCACATCTAATATGTTCAAAAATATTTGAATTTTCATAAAAAAAACCATGTACATTTAATAATACACGACAAGACGCAATTTGGTTATCACGAATATGTTTCCATCCTTGAATAATTTTAACAGAATAATTATTTTCAATTAAAAATTTTACAATGACACTTCTTCTTTCTATATTTGATATTATAATACCAAAATCATATACTTTTGGCGTACATTCATTTAATTTTTTTAATAGGTTAGTTTCTTCTTCATATATTTGATAACTTAACTGTTCAGTATTAGTATATCCAATATTATGTAATATTTTAATATTAGATTTACTATAATCATATACTTTAATGCCTGGACATTTTATTAAATTATCCGTTACAACATTTAAACGATGTACTAAATTTAAAGGTTCTAGATTTAAAAATGATACTTCAATATTTTTGTTAGTAAAACAAGTATAAATATTATCAATTATTTCATACACAAATAATACCTTATTTGGGGTTAATGTATACGCATAATTTAAATCTTTAGTATATATTACATTATATATTGTATTTAAACTATCCATATAATCTACTATATTTTCAATAATGTACCAATTAGGAATTATAAATAATAGAGTAATTTTATCATCTTTTTGAACAGTTACATTTGGTTGAACAGTTACATTTGGTTGAACAGTTACATTTGGTTGAACAGTTACATTTGGTTGAACAGTTACATTTGGTTGAACAGTTGTTAAATTATTGTTGTTATTAAATAATATGTTTGTCCACGATTTTGCTCGAATTTTCCAAGAGCATGATTTTGCGTATACTTTCCCATTTTTTCTTAATTGTGTTTTTTGTTCATCAGTTAAACTAACAATAGTATCTATTTCTGAATTAGGGGTTACTTGTATTCCATATTTATCAATGGTATATGGTAATCCAGCAACAGGATAGTATAAACATATTACTTCAGACATTAGCATTTCTAACGCAGTTATACAAGATGTTTCTGGATAATGTGTTGGATATAACCAGTATTCAGAAGAACTCATTTCCTCATATAATTTATCAACTTTTAAGTTTCCTAAATATGTAATGCTATCAGTGTTATCAATAATATTTTTTAGGAATACATCTTCTGGATTTGCCGGAAAATTTACATAACTTGAAATACTAAGAGTAGCGTCAGGTATTTTTTCTAAAATTTGCGGCCATAATTTTAATAATAATTTTAACCCACGCTCAGGTCTAGACGTATATATAAATTTATTTTTTATTTTATTACATTTATTTATTTTTTTAAAACTATTAATATCAATTCCATTGTTAATTATGTTTATTTTATTGGTTAAACTAGGATATTTTTCAATAAATAAATTTTTATGCCATTCAGTTAAACATATACACCCATTTATATAATTATTCCATTTATTAAGAATTTGGGTAGCATCTAATGAACAACCATAAGTTATAAGTTCAGTATCATGTGCCCAAATATACGACTGATAAAATGAACATTCTTTAAACATTTCATAAAAAGAAATATAACGTGAAACTATTACTGTATTAAATGCGGTATGTTCAATTAATTGGGTTAAATTATTTAATGGTATATAAGTTACATTTTCTATTGTTTCATACGCAACACAACCGCTTATAAAAATATTATAATCTTTTGGAAAACAACGACTAATATAGGTAACTGCCTTTTCAGAACCACCTAATGCTTTATTAAGCATAAAACTATAATTCCAATTAACATCAGAAAATCCTGAAAAAATAAGTATGTTTTTAGATGATAGACATTCATTTTTAGAAAATTTTTTGGATTCTAAAGATTTTTTGGATTCTAAAGATTTTTTCGTTTGTATATTTTGTTTAGGAAAATATTTATCTATATTTAACCCTGCCTTAACATATACATTATTTTTTAAAAAATCAAAATGTTGAATATTAACATTATTTAAATGTAAAAAATCGATATAATCATTGGTTAACTTAATAAAATTATTATGATTATCAGGAGAGACAAATTGTAAAAAGAATTGTAAATTATAAAGAATATCTTTAATATGTGATTTTTCAAACATAGGTTGTTTTTTAGTAAAAATAATTTCATACATTCGAATCGCACATTTAAAATCCTTGACTTTTTCAGAAACCAAAATCATATAGTATGGCACAAAAAAATTAAATTTGTCAATATTTACAAATAGTTTATTTGATAAATCAGTTTTTAAATATTTGTTTTCAAAAAAATCTTTAACAATTAAATAATAATTATAGGCAACATTAAACATATTTTCACGACAATAATAAACTAACAAAGGAAATAAACAATCTACTCTTTCATTATCATATTTTAATGATTTTACAAGATAAAAAAAACCTGTATCTTCTTGATTTAAAGATGCGTAACACTGATAAATATACAGACAAGCAGTGTATTTTTCTTGTTCCCATTGTTTTTCATGATTTAATGAAATTTTATACCATTTAATAGCGTCTTCAAGTCGTCCATAATCTCTGTAACTATTTGCACAATAATAAGAATATCTATGAAATAAAAAGTCATTTTTTTCTAATGCTTCTTTATAAGCATTTTCAAGAACAAGTGCATCTTTTAAATACTTATCTTTATCTAAATTTCGACTTCCGGTTCTTCCAGATACAACATGATAATCACCATTAAGTATATTTGTTTTAGAAGGTTGTTCTTTACAAGAAATAAATTCATGAATAACAGATAAAAATTCAAATATTTTGTGATTATTAATTAACAGTACTCTTGTATACATAAAACCTTGAGAACCAAATTTTAAATGATATTCATCAAATAAAACATTAGTTGGCATTTGAATATTTCCAACAATTTCGTCATCTGCATCAAAAATAAATAATAATTGTGTTTTTTTATATGCTCTTTTAAGAGCAAGTGTTCTATTGTGAGCAAAATTAACCCATTCATCATAAAATAGTTCGCCTTTAATTGATTGTTTTTTAAAAAAATCTATAATAATTTGAGGTGTATTATCAGTCGAACCCGTATCACAAATAACCCAATAATCAAATTTTATTTTATTGCATAGTTTTTCAAGTGTAGTTTTAATTATGTGAGATTCATTTTTAACAATCATATTTAAACAAATAGTTGGAGGGTTTTCATTTGTAATTATATTCATATTTAACTATTTAAATTAACATATTTAAATTAAAATTTATAAAATAGATAATTGTATAAATTTTAATATTTAAAACTCATATAATTAATATTAAATAACAATAATAAATATTAATTATCATTATGTATTATGAAATACATCTGTCCTTTATGTCAATTACAACCTTCTAGTCATTCATTAACTCAAGTTTTAGAGAAAAACGGAGTAATATATTATTATACGTGTCCATCAGAAGCAATATTATATTATGATGTAAAAGGCATCATAAATCACTACAATGGCGTTTTAAGTGAAATACCAGAAAATAAAGAGTGGGTTTGGATATTTGATAGTTTAAAGTTTAGTATTATCCATGCAATAGAGATAAACGTTGCTATTGAATTGGCAAAATTAATCTCAAATAAATTTAGTAAAAATCTCAAAAAAATAATAATAATAAATCCCACATTTTATATTACAATAACACATAAAATGATAATTCCTTTTTTAAATAATAAAGTTCAAGATATTATTGAAATAAATTATGAATCAAAGTGTGTAGAAGAAATATTTTATAAAATGTTTAACTAATATAAATATATGGATACAAAATATTTATTTTATATAACATTAGTAGTTTCAATTATTGTTCAAATAATAACAGGGATAATAGAGATAGGAGCATTTTTTGTAAAAGTCCCTACTATTTATTCGATAATAAGACAATTACTAATAATAGAATTATTAGTTCAGTTTTTTGAAGGGACGTTTTATTTTTGGTTAGCATTTAATTTTACTAAGGTATTAAATGTTACTCCAAAAAGATATGTAGATTGGGTTATTACAACTCCATCAATGCTAATAACGTTAATGATTTATTTAATTTATTTGAGTGAAAAGGTAAAAAATAACACAAATGAATTGGATTTTTTCACACTTTTTAAAAATAATTTAAATATTTTTATACCTGTACTACTGTTGAATTGGTTAATGTTACTTTTTGGTTATTTGGGTGAAATGAACATTATCCCTGTTTTGCTTGGAGTAATTCTAGGATTTATACCATTTTTAATGTATTATTATATCATTTATGTAAATTATGTAACTCAAAAAGGAAGTGGATATTTATTATTTTGGTATTTTTTCTTTTTTTGGTCATTATATGGATTTGCCGCAGTTTTGCCTTATTACATTAAAAATTCATTTTACAATATATTAGATTTGTTTGCAAAGAATTTTTTTGGTATATTTTTGAGTTATATAATATTTTTTGGAAATTATTGAAATACTATTATTTATAATAGTGAGTTACATTACAAATAATATGGGTTTACTTCTAAAAGGAAAAAAGTTACAGGTTTAAGTTATAAATAAGTATTTGTAAATATTTAAATATATAATTAAATATTTAAAATTCAGGAGTATGTTTTTTAAATAAGCATCCTTGTGGAGTTAAATTTTTTATTTCATTTGTAACAATTTGTGGATTTTGATGATCACAATTAGTCGTCCAAATTTTTATAATACAGAAATTTTTTTTAGGTGAAATGGTAATCCCAGTTACATTATTAACGAATGTTTCATTTGTACTAATTGTTTCTCCAACGAGAACATATGTAAGATCTCTCCAAACTTCAAATACATTTTTATTAGATACCTTATATGAGAAACAACCGCCATGCCTATTCTTTGAATCTTCCCACATAGGAGTAATACCATCTCTCATAATAAATAACATACAATTTTTTGCCAAATTTTCTGGGCAAGATTCAGTAATAGCAATAGTTTCTTCAACGGTCTTAAATTGATAAATCTTTTTGTAACTTTTAACAGTCCAATCAGAATCTTGAGGTAAATGAGCCCATAAATTCCAGTTATATTTTAACTTATGAAATGTGGAAATATCAGACAATATATTTGTAGTAGTCATTATTAAATTAGTATGATAAGTTTCCATAATATATTAATTAATTCAATTTTTTTTAAATTAGTTTAATTAATATTTAATATTTGTATTTAGAACGTAAACGATTATTTACTAACAACATTATTTTTTAATTATTAAAGGATGAATTTGATAATCATCTTCCATAATTAATATATATTGGTTATGTAAAAGTGTAATAATATTTACATTGTTATCAATAATAGAAAGTGTATAATTAAACGTATCTGTATTAATTTGTATTTTAAGAACATTTTTTATATAATATTTAAAAAAAAGTTGATTTAAACAATTATTAACAATATAATAATTGTATTTATGATTTTTTAAATTTATAGAATATATTTTATTTTCATGTTCTAATTCAATTGACATAAAACTTATTTTTGATACTTTATAATCAAATGTTATTGGAAAACTTGTATAAAATACATTATTTACACATTTTGTTTCGTCATTTTTATCCATTAGACATAATCCGGAATAATTATGTTTCTTACAGGTAATTTCAATAAACTCTATATTATTGTGTAATATTTTATTTATTTCATTTCCATTTTCATCTATTAAAACTAACATATATGTAATTTTTTCAGTTATTATTTTATTTTCTTTTAAAAATGACAATAATACTATAAATTGTTTATTAATTTTATTTTTTATTATATTAAATTTTATATTACATAAACTATATATATATAAACAATTATAACCTATTGTAATCATTAGTGGCGTTATTTTTGTTATTAATTTATTTTTTAAATTATTAATATAATTATTTTGAAAACTTAAATTAATTACCTTAACACATATTAATATTGATAATATTAAGTAAATATTCATAATATATTGTTTAATTTTTTATTTAAATAGTTTTATTATACATTTTATAATTAAATTATTCATATTGCGGGTCAGAAACTCTAAATGAAGATAACGCATTTGTATTAGTATTTAAATGTTTAACATTTGCATTTTTAGAACTATATATTAAATTACCACCTTTCTTTGATATTGAACTATCACAATTATCACACTGTATATTTAATTTACCTGTTGCCGGATCTAACCCAAACACATATAGTAATATCGCTATTATTATTGACATAAAAATAAAAGGGATAAATACTATTATCCAAGAGACAATTCCCATTCCTGACTCACATAACGCATTTAAAAGTATTGTAATTATAATCATTACAATTGCTTTAAACAGTGCTGTATTATATAACCCTTTAAACGTATCTATAATTATTTGGGTTAACGAAAAGGCGACATATATTAATGCTGGAGCACATAGATTAAACATTTAACTTATTATATATTTAGAAAAGAGTTTAATATTAATCATCAATTAAAAATTGGGTCTCCATTTTTTATGATACCCACTTTTTTCCCAATATCACCATCCGATGTTATTTCATATAATATACTATTTTCTTCATCCGTTACAAAATAACTTATATCATCTATTTCAATTTCAAATACTTCTTCCTCTTCCTCTTCTTCTTCCTCTTCCTCTTCTTCTTCTTCTTTCTCTTCTTCTTTCTCTTCTTCTTTCTCTTCTTCTTTTTCTTCTTCTTTTTCTTCTTCTTTTTCTTCTTCTTTTTCTAAATCTAAATTTTTTGGTTCATCCTCGTCTGTACCTACTTCCTCTTCTGATTCCTCATCTTCTGGTTCTTCTTCTAATTCTAATTCTAATTCTAATTCATCATCTTTTTCCTCATCTTCATCTAATTCTAATTCTAATTCATCATCTTTTTCTTCTTTTACAAATTGTTTTAATACATGTAAACTAGTAGCATTTATATTACTATCATTTAAACATTTTTCTTCAATCTTTAGTTTAATATGCGCCTCTTCTGTAACTTCTGTAACTTCTGTAACTTCTGTAACTTCTGTAACTTCTGTAACTTCTGTAACTTCTGTAACTTCTGCAACTTCTTTTTCTTCTTTTTCTTCTTTTTCTTCTTTTTCTTCTTTTTCTTTTTCTTTTTGATTTCCATTAGAAAATCTAGGATAACTAGTTAATGATTGTTGTCCTCTAATTTGTTGACATAAAAATTTGCTATTATTATTAGTATTACTTTTTATTTCATATAATTCCTTTTCAAGATCTTTAATTTTAGAATCTAATTTCAATATATTGTCATTATATTTTTGTAAATTATCAGTTATATTTTGAATATCAAAGTGTAAAGTTTTAATTTCTGTTACTAGTTCTACATTTACATTTGTTTCCTTTTTTTTTTCTTCAATATTACATTGATTAAAATTGTCTACATTTTCTTTTAATTTTTGTAGCATTGAATACATTTGTTCAATAGTTGCCATTTGAATTAGTTTTTCTAAATTAGTATTTGCAAATGTCATTTTATAAATTATATAATACAATTTGTTTAATATGATTTAAAAAATATTTATTGTAATTATATATGTTAAATGAAATAAATATTGTTAGTAATATTAATTTAGAAGAGCATGTTATAAAAATTATGACTCAAACCAATTATACTAAAGAAGAGGCTATAGATAAACTAAAATTATGTAATAATGATTATATGAAAGTAATTAAAGATTATATGAATATTCCTGAAAAAAACAAAGAACCAAAAGTTAAATCAGTTAATCAAGAAATTTTTAAACAAATTAGAATAAAATTAGACAATTCAATGAAAGATTATAGAGAAAAAAACCAAATTAATACGGAACAAGTTATTTATAATTTTAAAGAAGCAGATGAACGTAAAAAAAATAAAATGTAATATTTTATATAAATTTATATAAAATATTTATTCTAATAGAGCTGTATTAGATGTTCCAAATTTTTCATTTAAAATTAAACTTTTATTTTGTTTTTTTCTTTGTAAACGAGTTTTTACTTGATAATTATTTGATGGAATAATTTTGTTATTTAGAATAAAATCATCATTATCTTCATGTAGTTCCGGTAATATTCTTGTAAGTGGTTTATCAACTATTAAAAATAATCTTTCGTTTCTTAACAATGACCTGTATTCTTGAATTGATAAATTGCCGTAATATTTTTCTAACATATAATAAGGATTTGGCGCTGGTTTAATATTTTTTTTATAATCATAAATTTTTGTATAAATGTGATTAAATAAATGATAACGTTCAAATTTGGTAGAACTATCTATGTTTTCATTCATTAAATGAGCGACACCACACTCTGGACTACAAAAACATCCATAAACATTATATGTTCCATTAATAAAATGCTTTGGAATATAAATTGGAGGATTATCAAACTCACACGTATCCCAAAAACAAGCAGACCTTTTATTATTTACATTATTAATATGTAAATTGTGTTCTAGTTGTTTTAATTTTTTATGAATTTCTTTGTTAAAATCTTTACCAACAAATTCTTCATCGAAATCATCACAATCGCTATCTAATGTTGAATTTTTATCATTAATTATATTAATATTTTCATTTTTGATTAATTCATAATTTAAATCGTTCTTATTTCCTGAAAAATTATATGATTCCATAAATGTATTATTTGGCATATTTAGTTGTAAATCTTTCATTGAACATTTAAGATGAAGAATTACGTTTGGTTTATCTTCTTTTTGAGGTATATTTAATGCAAATTGTGGAATTATTTTTCCTCCCTTTGGTTTTCTTCCTCTTTTTTTTAATACATTTATTTCCTCTATTTTTGTATTATTTGTTATGTCAACGTCAAGTTCATTATCAATTAAAACACTATCATAAATGGTATTTGAATCTGAATCTTCCTGATTGTTATTTACTATCTCAGATATATTTAAATTAATTATATTTTGAGGTTGATTTATTTTTTTAGTATCTATATTTTTAACTAATGGTTCTACATTTAATGCTGTTAATAATTCTTTTTTAGACTTACGCCCTCTTTTTGCTTTAATCTTATCATTCACAGAGAGTTCTACGTGTTCAAGTTCTTTACTTTTAATTCCCATTTGTTTATATACAATAAATTGTTTAATTTAAATAGTTTTTATATATCTTTTTTTATAAAAAGAAGATAAATATAAAAAGAAGATATATAAAAATTATTTATCATAACAACTTCTACATACAGGAATATAATTATCAACTCCAACAACAGTTTGTATTTGTTCACCACTAATACGTTTTGAGAAAATACCAAGAGTTCCATTTTTACACATACTACATAATGATGTTAGTTTAGTAACTTTATCACAAATGGGAATTAAATCTAATATTTTTCCAAATTTTTTACGTTCAAAATCTCCATCTAAACCACAAACATATACTTTCTTACCATTTAATAATAATTTTTTAACAAATTCTTCCAGATCTGAAAAGAATTGACCTTCATTTATTAAAATAACACTACTTCTGGCTACTTTAAAATTATCCCTGATTCTATGTACTAACCCTACATTAGATTCCATATCAATGCAATCAGACCAAACATCCAATAATTTGCTTGTTTTTATACAAGGAATTTTAATTTGGTCATGAGTTGAAAGTAATTCGGTATCATAACGATTATCAATGGAATGATTTATTACACAAACAGATATATTACAAAACGTACATTGCTTATAGATTTCAACTAATCTGCTAGTTTTACCAGCATACATACCCCCAAGAATTATTTCTAAATAACCTGATTCTAGATGAGATGAATTCATATGGTTGATTATATTAATTATATATCTTTAATATTTATTTCAATATTAAAAGTTATTAGAAGTTAAATATTTATATTTTTACTTCGTTATAAATTGTAATTAATAATATATTAAATATAAAACATATTTATAAGGAATGGAACATAATGGTATACCATTTGTAGAAAAATATAGACCAGTTAAATTTGATGATATTGTATTAGATCCTCTAAATAAACAAATTTTAAAAAATATTATTGAAACAGGACATTTTCCTAATTTGTTATTTTATGGTCCACCAGGAACAGGTAAAACCACGACAATTATAAATCTTGTAAATTCATATCAAGAAAAATTAAATCAAAAAAATAAAGAATTAATGATACATTTAAATGCTTCTGATGAACGTGGTATTGATATTATTAGAAGTCAAATAAGTCAATTTGTTAATTCAAAAACTATGTTTAATCATGGAATGAAATTTGTAATCTTAGATGAAGTTGATTATATGACAAAAAATGCTCAACAAGCATTACGATATCTTTTACAAAACTTTTCAAATTCAGTTAGATTTTGTTTAATTTGTAATTATATTAGTCGCATTGATGAAGGATTGCAAAATGAATTTCTAAAATTACGATTTAACCAACTTCCAAAAAATAATATAATTAATTTTTTAAATAATATTTCAATATGTGAAAATTTAAATTTAAGTGAAAAATCATTAAATTTAATTCAAACGCTATATAAATCTGACATAAGAAGTATGATAAATGTAATGCAATCAAATCAAAACGTAAAGGATACAAATATTTGTATTATTGATAATAGCATTTGGGAACAATTATTTAATAAAATAAAAAATGGAGACGAGTTAGAATGCTTAATATTGTTTACAAATGAGATAAGTTATAAGTATAATATGGATAAAAAAAATATAATAAAAGATTTTTTTAATTATATTATTCGTAATAAAGAATATTTAAATATTCCTAAATATTTTAATTTTGTTGAAAACATTATTCATTTTGAGGATTGTAACAATAATCATTATGTTACCTATTCATTAATTAAGTTATCAACCTTATTGAAAGAATCATTCTGAAAGAAGAGATATCCTTAATTTAAGTTTTAACATAAATTCATTTGGTGGAGAGCGTTTCGACGGATCAAAAAAATTTTGTTTTAAACTATATTCAGGAGTCAAAAACATTTCCTTCATATTTGTAGGAGGGGGGTTAGGTATTTGAATAATCGTACTTCTTTCATTCGTGACGCGTGGTTTATAACTATTCATTATTCTATATTAAAAGAAAATAATTGAAATAAAATAATTTAAAGAATATAAAGATATAACTCAAGTATACATATATATAATATGGAATTAAATATAATAAATAATATTGACGATGAATGGAATAATTTCATCTCTAATAAATATGAAAATGATGCGACTGACGACGAAAATAATATTTTACATGATGAATTTAATTCAAATATCAATGAATTAAATTCAAATATGGAAACATTTAAAAATTGTGATGTTCCTGAACCTACAGATATTTATATTTCTACAAAATCTAAAATTGCGTATCTGGCTCAACCGGTTGATCTTAATATCTTTTGGGATATTGATGTATTACCTTATTCTACTCCTAAAAATGGAGTTATTAAAAAACAAATTAAAATAAATTCAAAAACACCCGAAGAATTAATATTTGTTCAACAAAGATTACAAAAGGAACTTTATTATGAAGAGTATGTTATGTCTCATATTGATAACCCAAATGGACGTATTAAGTTTAAAGATATTCGAAAAATTACAATTGGAGTATCAAAAAAAGATATTATGAGTTATCGTTCAAAGAAAAAACAAGCATTTTATAATTGTTTTGTTATGATTCTTCGTATTAAAATGGATAAAGTATTTAGAGAATTTCATATAAAAGTATTTAATACAGGTAAATTAGAAATTCCGGGAGTACAAAGCGAACCTATGTTTGAAACGGTATTAGAACATATTATTAATATTTTACAACCATTTTATTCAACACCATTAACTTACTTTGAAAATAGTGATACTGTTTTAATTAACTCTAATTTTAATTGTGGATTTTATATTAATCGTGAAATTTTATTTGATATTATTAAAAATAAATATAATATTCAAGCTATTTATGACCCTTGTTCATATCCTGGCATTCAATGTAAATTTTATTATAATAATGATATTGGCATTCAATCTGGAATGCAAATTAGTTCTGAAAATAAGGACAAATATAAAAATATAACCGAAGTATCATTTATGATATTTAGAACCGGTAGTGTATTAATTGTTGGAATGTGTGATGAAAATGTGTTACTTGATATTTATCAGTTTCTTAAAGCGCTTTTAAAAACTGAATTTACAAATATTTGTCAAAAAATAATTACTGCAAGTGATTTGGCTAATAAAAAAATTAAAAAAATACGAAAAAAAACTATTAATATTATTACAGGGGTTCAAGAAGAAAAAATAAATTCTCAAGTGGAACTTAATACAAACTTGATAGAAGAATCAAAAGAGATAGAAAGAAACATAATTATAGAACAAATTACTTTAGAAAAAACACAGAAAAAAAGAAAACCCAAGAAAGAGGTACAATTAGAAATTATGGATGAACTCTAATATGTAAAAATCCATTCTACAATTTTATTTAATTTATTATCATCTATCAAATTTTGTATTTCTACATCATAAATATTATTTTTAATAACTTTTTCATCAAATTTTTTTTTGCTAATTGTTTTTTTAATAAATTCGTCCAATAATTTAAAAAAATCATTTATTTCTATTAATTTATCATCTAATAATGTAACAAATAAATATATACAATTAATTCGAATAATATCAGGGTTTATTTTATTTTTATTTAATGTTTCACTAATACATTTTATAGAATCACAACATATATTTATATAATTTGTTTTATTTTCATATTTAAAATCATTATGCTTTGTAATAAATAAAACAATACTTTTATATACACATATATATGAATTAATTTTTGATAATATAATATTTTCTTCTTCTGTTGGTTCTTGAATTCCTTTTTTATATTCATTATTTATATCAAAAATAGTTTTTTTATAAACAAATAATATAGCATCGCGTGAACTTAATTGTAAAAAAGTTACATTATCATCTGAAATTTGTTCAATAAATTCAACATAAAAATAACATGCTTTTTGTGTATGATAAAATGTTAAATTTAAATTTTTGGTATAATAAAAAATAACTGAAAATACGTGTATTAATGTTTCAATTCCTCTCTCAAATATAAAACAATAATATTTTTTATTTTTCATTATTATTTTTTCGGAAATAAATCTCATATACTCAATTAAAATATTAACAAATTTGTTTAATATTTCAGAAACAGAATGTTCTATAGATGGTTTATAATTTGAAATACTATATAACATAAACTGAGAATTATCACTTAAAGTCTGATTAGTTGTATTTTTCATTATATTAAATGCTTTTATTAAATACTTTTTAAATATTAAATGCTTTTATTAAATACTTTTTAAATATTAAATACTTTTTAAATATTAAATACTTTTTAAATATTAAATACTTTTTAAATATTAAATACTTTTTAAATATTAAATACTTTTTAAATATTACTATTTAAAGACTTTAAATTTAAATTTAATATAAATGTCATCAATTGAACAGAAAACAGCAAATGCTCCTCCAGTAGTCCAATCTAATTCTGTATCTTCACCAAATTCAGTTACTACTAATAACACTACGTATCGTCTTCCATGTGACGCTACTTTACAAAATGCTACCAAGTTATCTATTGTTGAAGATAAACCTGTTATGTTTGATTATTGGACTGATTCTTTAGATAAAAAGGCACTTATTGGCGTTAGAGAAGCTACTAGCGAAAAATTGTTAGTTAAATCTGCTGAAGAATATACATCTCCTATTTCCAAATTTTATAAATCTATGACTGAGTATATTATTATTACTGAAAACTCTATTTATATTGTTGCTAGTGATATTCCTACTAGAAAAATTTCATAAATTTTATTTTATTCTATAACAAGTCTATAACAAGTTTATAAGAATAAAATAAAATATAACATATTTATATAAATGTCAAGTCGTAAAGGATTTAGAACAGGATCCGGTAGTTATGGTCAATTTTGGTTTGGTGGTAATAGTTTTCCGGGATTTCTTTATAAAAAAAATACTGGGGTTGGTGCTCGCCGAAGCACACAATTTACTCCTGGAGGAACAACCATTTGTAATCAACCTAATGAATTTTGGAACAAATATACACCTGGAGCAGGTGTAGGAGCATCTAATATAGCTACAAGACGCGCTAAAATGATTCACGCTACATCATGTAATAATACCCAACAATGTGGAAAATTTTATGTTGAACTTGGACAAAACCAAATTAGACCATCACAATATACAAATTATAGATAATATTAGAACAACTTTAGTTAACAAAATATTAAATTAATTCAAACGCATCTTATTTTATTATAATCCGAATGCTCCACGAAGACCAAATCTAGCATTAGCATTAATATCATTATTAAAATTAGGTGGAACAAAAGCAACATTAACACGATTTATACGAGCCCAACGCGCACCACGAGAACCAAACCTAGCACCATTGCTAGCTAATTGATGATACACATTATAAGAATATTGTGTCTTATTTTGAAATCCAAAATAATTATTTGGTTTTAATGGCGACGCCATTTCTTTTTCTTTTCCTGCAAAAGAGTTGGTAAAAACTTTAGAGGCAATTCTAGGTCCTGATCCCATTTATAATATAGAATAAGAAAATAAACATTTTAAAAATATATGTATATTTTCTTATAATTAATACATTCTGAATAGATACTATTAAAATATACATTTGCTAAATGTTTATTTTTTTATATTGTATCATAATATAAATGTGTTGGAATGAATATGTTTCAATAAATACATTTGTCTTTGGTATATTTGTTTTATTACTAATTGCGTTTAATAATAAGTATTCCAAATATAAAATTACCGAATTTGAAAATCCTTATACCTATTTTTTTATGGTTTCTTTCATAAGTATGCAGTTTATTGAATTTGTGTTATGGAGAAATTTGAATAATAAATTCATCAATAAAACAATGTCCATTTTAGGTTCATTATTACTTGTTATACAACCTATTGCTTCCCTTACTATGTTAGAAAATATTAATTTACGTAATATAATGATTTTGCTTTATTCTATTCCAAGTTTTGTATATTTCTTTTATACTATAAGTCACAAAAATATTTATACAATAGTATCAAACACCGGTCATTTAAAATGGAATTGGATACCAACTAACATATTAGGTTATTTATTCTATTTATTCTTTTTATATTTCTCTCTATTTATAAATAAAAACTATATTGGCATTATATTATCTTCTCTATTATTTGCTCTATTTTACTACTATTATTATACTGATGGAACAGCAGGGTCATTGTGGTGTTGGTCCGTAAATATAATTATGTTATATTATTTAATTAAACTTTTAATTTATTTACCATTAATTTTATAGAGAATTTAATTACTTTTATATAAAATATTAAAAATCTATTTCTTTAAGTTTAACAATTATTTCTTCTGGTAATTTATCCGGAAATTTTATATCAAACATTATTATTAGATTTCCTACATGTTGATCTCTTGAAAACCCCATATTTGGTATTATTTTGTTATATCCAGAACTGATAATATTTCCAGAAGTATTATTAATTGTATACACTTTGTCTGTTATATATTTTAATTCAAACGTAAACCCACATAACGCTTCTTTTAATGTTATTATTTTTACATATATTAAATCTAATCCACTACGCTTAAATTCTGTATTATTTTCTATTTTAATAATTATTTTAATATCACCTTTACAATCATCCCTTATTACATTACCCTTATCTTTTATTAATATTATTTCTCCATCATCGATGCCTTTGGGTATTGTAACATATACTGTCTCAGTTTCAAATATTTTATGACCATCTTGAATTAACCATCTTTCTATATCTATTGGAATTATTGTTCCAGTTAATATTTTATTTATAGGAACTAGTACATTTTTAATTATTGAAGTTGGTTTTTGCAAAAAATTTGGTTGATTTACTTGAACTCCATTATGAAAAACACGAATATTTTGTCCAAATGGAGAACCTTGTCCAAATGGAGAACCTTGACCAAATGGAGAACCTTGACAAAATTGTGGACCTTGTCCTGGACCAAATGGCATTCCAAAAATTGACGAAAATATCTCATCTACTGGATTCATTCCTTGACCGAATGGCGGACCTTGACCATTCATCATTTTTATAAATGGATTATTTCTTGTCATATCATATTCATTTTTTTTATCTTTATCACCTAGGGTTTCATATGCCTCTGAAATTTGTTGAAATTTTGATGTAGCATCAGGATTATTTTTATTTTTATCTGGATGATACATCATCGATAATCTTCTATATGATTTTTTGATTTCATCTGAATTTGCGGTTTCAGGTACTTCTAATATTTCATATAAATTTGTGCTCATTTTTATAATAATATAAATAAAGATAAACTTAAATACTTATTAACGAATATATTTATTTAAATGAATCAAACACTTTTTTTGCATAAATATCAACCATTATATTTTAAAGATTTTGAATCTAATGATGAAATGATTGATATTCTAAATACTTTAATACATATTAATAATTTAAATATATTATTTATCGGAGACATTGGTTCTGGAAAAACTACATTTTTAAATGCTACTATTAAAGAATATTACAAAGATTATACTCCGCAACAATATCAACATAACATTTTACACATTAATTCTCTGAAAGAACAAGGCATTAATTATTATCGCAATGATGTTAAAACATTTTGCCAAACTTGTTCATATATTAATAATAAAAAAAAAATTATTGTTCTTGATGATATTGATATTATTAATGAACAAAGTCAACAAGTTTTTAGAAATTGTATTGATAAATATAGTCACAATGTTCATTTTATTTCTTCTTGTAGCAACTCTCAAAAAGTTATAGAATCACTTCAATCTCGGTTTACTATTATTAAAATTAAACCACTTCAAAAACACAATTTAAATAAAATTATACAAAGAATTATTGATACAGAACATGTTAATATTTCTGATGAAGCAAAACAGTTTATTTTAAATGTATCTAATAATAATGCTAAAATTTTGTTTAATTATATGGAAAAATTAAAACTATTAAATCAAGATATTAATTTAGATTTGGCTACAAGCGTATGTACTAATATAAGTTTTTTTATATTTGAAGAATATACTAAATGTCTTCAAAATTCCAATTTAAATGAGGCAATTAAAATATTATACAATATTTATGACAAAGGATATTCTGTTATGGATATACTTGATAATTATTTTTTATTTGTTAAAATTACAAACTCATTAACTGAAACACAAAAATACGAAATTATTCCAAATATTTGTAAATATATTACTATTTTTCATAATATTCATGAAGATGAAATTGAATTAGCATTATTTTCAAATAATTTATTTAGTATTCTTTCCAAATAATTTATAAATATATAACATTAATTTATATATATTTATAATAATATGTCATTTCAAATATTTAAAGACCATGTTCCTAATGAATTACTTATTAAGTTATTGAATGATATTGCTGTTAAATGTGATAAATATTATATTCTTAATAATAATTCTTATAAAAAAGGAATATTTAACAATATTATCGAAAATTTTATTAATCAATGTATGCCATATTATCATATCTCTAAACGAAAATATTTAGAAAGAAAACTTACATACAATTCATTTATTACTATTATTAGACAAATATGTAATTTCAATAAAATTACATATACATCTCAACTTAAATATGATAAATCTACTTATGATATTATTTATTGTATTTATCTTTAGGACTTAATTTTTAACATTTTTAAATATTTTTTAACATTTTTAAATATTTTTCTAGTTGTAAACGTTTTACTTTAACATTGTCATACCCTGCTATTTCATAATTAATATCCATATGTTCTTCTAAAAAATCATATGTTATATCATTGCAATTCATATCATTAATATTATTAAAATTATATAAAATAATACTAGAAGTTTTTCTAGTACCAATTACAAATTCAACAAAACTAAATAAGTCGAAAACATTTTCAGAATGAAAAGCATATGGAACAAAGTTATTATCACCAATGTCTTGACGTTTTCCTCTTATATAATAAAGATTGTCTATATGAGACCAACCAATAAACATTATTGTATCAACTGAATTATTTCTATCAACTGAATCATGTTCTTTAATACATAATATTAACTGACTATTCATTTGTAAATCTGAGTCGTTATAAGACATTTATATATAATTTAAGTACATTGGGTTTAAATTGTTTTATATATAATATTAATTGATAGTTTTATTATAACCTTCTAAAGTTCTTGCACTAGGGTCACTTGCTTTAATATATTTTGGCATCCAAAAATACGGCAAAATATGAGAGCAATTTGGAAACTCTTTATCGAATATTTCTTTATAGTATTTTTTTTCTAATTCAATAGATGGAACATGTTCTTTTAATGTTTTATTATAATATTGATTCGCTATTAATTCTTGTAATATTGTAAATAATGATCTACCTTTAGAACTAACCCCATCACTAAATGCTTCTTTTTGTCTCCAGAGAATTTCATCTGGTAAAATTTGATTTCCGTTATAATTAGTAAAATATATTTTACTAAAACTTTGGCGTAATAAATATTTTTCACATTGATTTAAATTAGTATGATTGCGAAAATATGAAGGAATTGATAATATATAATTTACAAATGTAATATCTAAAAATGCAGTACGAGGTTCTAAACCATTAGATGAAATTGATTTATCTGAACGTAAAACATCAAACAAATAAATATCCTTTAATAATCTTCTTATTTCTTTATCAAATTCAATATCATCCGGACATTTATTCATATATAAATAACCACCAAATAATTCATCAGACCCATCTCCATTTAAAATAACTTTGGCATTAGAATTTTTAGAAATATATTTTCCAATTAAATAATTACCTATGCTTGCTCTAATTGTTGTTGTATCATAACTTTCAATTGCTTTAATTACTTCAGGAATAGCGTCAAACATTTCTTCTTCTGTTACAATTATTTCAGTATGTTTAGAACCAATATAATCGGCAACAATTTTAGCATATTTAATATCTTCTGAATCTTTTAAACCAATACTAAATGTTTCTATTTGCATTTCTTTTTTAAATTTTAAAAAATAATTTGACGCTAATGCTGCTATTAAACTACTATCAAGACCACCACTTAATAAACAAGCAACGGGTCTTTCAGTTGCATTACATCTTTTTATAACTGCTTCATTTAAATGTTTTGACACATTTAAAAATAAATATTCTTCAATATTTAAACTTAATTTAGTATATGAAAATGGAGGAATAAAAAATAATTTATTTTTTATTAATGGTTTCCACATTGAGTTTACCTTATTGCCATATTGAAATACAGAATAAGTTCCCGGTTCAAATTGTTGAACTCTATAAACATTTGTATTTTGATTGTAAAAATATTCTAAGCATTTAAGTTCTGAGGCTACCCCGTATAAGTTATATAAATTATGTTGATTTTTATTTTTATTATATAATTGATATAATGGTCTAACCCCAAACGGATCTCTTGCTATATAAATATTATTAATAATTTCATTATTAATTCTATTATCACATAATAGAAAAGCATACTCTCCGTCTAGCATAGTTAACGTCTGCTCAATACCATATTTAATATATAAATGAATAATTACTTCACAATCTGAATCTGTTGTAGAACTAATATTCATATCAGCATATAACTTTTTATAATTGTAAATTTCTCCATTACAAATTAATACAATATTTTTATATACAATTGGTTGATTTGATTGTATATTAAGTCCATTAATTGCTAATCTATGAAATCCCATACACATATGTAAATAATTATATTCTAATTTTGAATATTCAGGTCCTCTTTTTTTACCTTTATTAAATTGTTCTTCAATAATTGTATTATTTAATAATCTAGTATTAAGAAGAGCAAATATACCACACATTATATTGTATATAATTATATCAACTCTTTAAACTTGTTTTAAATTATTATTTTAATAGTATGAGTAAATTATAACTTAAATAATTTACTCATACTATTAAATATTGTTATGAGTTTAGCAGATAATGTTAAATTATTTCAAAAGTTGGATTTATCAATCAGGACGAGACCAAATAAACACTGAATTATAAATTATAAACAGGGTTATATGTTGTAATAACAGAATTTATTTTATCATAATCTAAAGAATTTGTAACACTATCATAAAAACAACTACCTAATTGAATATAATTCGCACCATTATTTAAATAATCTTTTATATCGTCTATATTTTCTATTCCTCCGCAACCAATAATTTCAATGTTTTTATCAAGTTTGTTTTTAAAATAATAAACATTACTTAGTGCAATATATTTATTTAATTTTCCTGATAATCCTCCAAAAATATTAGATAAAACTGGATTTCCATTATTTAATATTAATCCATTAGGAATTGAGTTTGATAAAACTATATATTTATAAATATTACTATTATTACTATTAATAGTATTTATAATTTTATCACATAATTGATGATCTAAAAATGGTGATAGTTTAAGTGAAAAAATAAGATTATTTAAATGTAAATTATTTATCAACTTTAATATTTTATCTAGTAGTGTATAATTATATGATGGTATTTCGTGTTCTAAATTAGGACAACTTAAATTTAATTCGACTAACTCTTTTTTAGTAACATGATTATCATAATCTGTTAATAATTCTAATGTATTATTTTCGTTTGATTCCCAAGCAACAGATAAAATATATTTTTTATTATTTGAGTTGTATTTATTATACAAATTTTTATAATAATGATAACCTTCATTTGGCAATCCTTTACTATTTATATGTAAATTCCCTAATGAATAAAATGTTGGTTCGGGATTTCCTTTTTTAAAATGTAAGGTACACGTTTTAGTTATTATAGCATTTAATTTTGTATTAAATAATTCATCTAATTGAGTTTCATTTGCTGCCCAACAACCACTAGAATTTAAAATTGTATGATTTTTATTTAACATCTATTGTATATTTTCATAAATAGATTAATTTTATATTTTAATACATTAATTTATATTTTAGTATAATTAAAAATTACAAAATCAAAGTGATAAAAATCATTAATTAATTTTATAGAATAGTTATTTAAATAATCATAATAGTTTACCTTATTTGGATTAGAATTAACATAATTATTAAAATCGGTATAACCTAAATTATGCATATCATTAGTTAATGTTTCCGTATGTAATATATGTATTTTTGGGACAATTTTATTATATTTGTTAAGTATAAAATTAAATTGAGGAACATTATGATTATCTAAATCATTTGATAATATATAAGTTTTTATTATATCATATACTTCTTCTTTTGATGTATTTATAGTAATTTTATTAAAGAAAAATAAATCACTAATAATACGTTCATATGGATTTCTAACAATTGTTAGAATTTGAATATTATTAAAGTTAATATTAAATACTTTTTTATATTTAAATATAAGTTTATATGATATATGTTGCATTGATGAATTTAATTTTATGTAATTTGTAAATTCTGGTTTTAGTTCAAAAAATAATGATTTATTATTTAACTCAATATTATATTTTGAAGAAAAATATACTTCAACTGAAGAACCGCCAGTTTTAGGTATATGTATAAATAATACATTTATATTATTATTTTTAAAATAGGGCATACTATATTATTATTATTTATTATTATTTAAGGTAAATTTCCAGAATTTGTTGCTCGTGGAACGTTATTACCAATTCCCATAGGCATAGGACCCCATATATTAAGTGTTCTAGAATTAGAATTTATGGGTACCCTCCAAAAACTTATCCAGTCTGGTCTATTTTCTAGTGGTTCAATCACCCCCATATGACTATCAGGTGCCAAAGCTAAGACAAAATATTTGGCAAGTATAAATTGACTATCAAATATTTGCTCTGGACTCATTCGTGCAAACCATTCGTAATGCTTACGTTTTAATATCATTTTATCTGGTATCCATATACCATACATTTTTTCATAAAAATGAATATAATTTTCTCCTAATAATGTTTCAATAGTAACAGGTTCATCTTCAATGCTTTTTATGCCAACATCTGTTCCAGGGATTAATCTCATGTGTCCTTTTGTTATTTTGTTATCACACCATTGGTCAAATTCTCCTAAAAAGTGAATTTGAGCAGTATAATCATCAGAAATAGCGCGTTCCATAAAATTAATAAAATCTTTAATTGTGTGATTTTCTTTTGCTGCTCCCATAAATCCTGCATTAGGATAAAATAATTTGTTAGTTGATGTAATATTTAAATCATAATTTTCACAAACAAACATTGTATCCTGATTAGTTCCTTTATTATATAATCCAATTAAATCTTTAAAACATAAAAATGAGATAGGAACATTCATTCCTCCATATCTATAAATAAGTTTAGCGATACATAATTGTCTTATATAACATTTCATAGGGTCAGCCAGAAGGTTCATGTTAATATTCCAGTTAGGTATAAGTTTTTTAAATGTATTATCATCAATTAAAATAATATTAAATGATTCGTCGCAATTTTTAATTATACTTTTTACAGTTAAATATAAATAAGGTTGATTTAATTCGGTTGAGTTTCTTGACCCAAAACTCAACCAATCGCGGGCATTTAATTCATAAGGTATATGTATCCATAATAATGGTTTTTTACTCTTATCTAAAGTTTTATCATTAAGTAAATATTTTTTAATTTCATCATATTCGTCAAATGAAGCAGTTTTTGATTTTTTTTCAAGGAATTTTTGATAAAGTATGCCTAATGATATAAGTATAACAAATAAAATAATGTAATTAAATACTAACATATATTATTTAATTATATTATTTTTTTACATAATGTATGTTTTCTTAGTTTGTATATTTCTTAGAAATCTATTATTATACATTTCTAAGATATAATTTTTTACCAACCACCAAGTTGTTTAATATCTCCCCAAAAGGATTGTTGTTTTTGTTTAACTTTTTCTGATTCTTGTGCATATTTAAATGCTAATGCTGCTGAATGTTTGTCATGTGCATCCTTTTGTTGTAATAATTTACGTTCAGATTCTTCTTTTGTTAAAGGAGTAATATTAACTCTTTCTCTATGTGCTTTATATTCGCTAACATTATTAAATTTTTGAATTTTATTATAATCATCCATAGTTACAGGTATAAGTGTTTGAGTATAAGCTTGTCGTAAATCTGTATATTCATCTGTTGAAAAATCTCCTTTTCCATCAAGTAATGAACCCCCAAGAGAGGAAGCAAACATATCTGTTACTCCAGTATAAATAGTAACATCTTGAATTTGTTTTTTCTTTTGTTCAAATACTTCATTCATATTTCCTTTTGTTACATTTTCATTGATAGATATAAAATCGTCATCAGATTTAAGCCAATCTCCATAACCTTCTTCATTCGGATTGTCTATTCTATGTTTTTCAAATGCCTGATTAAACCAAGAATTAAAATTCTTAGTATCTTTCAATTCTTTATTTTGTTCAAACATATTATTTAGAACATTTTTGTTACTTTCTTCAAAAAAATCTTCATCTTTGTATTTTTTATTTGTAGATTTGTTTTGAAATTCATAAATAGAAAATAATCGTTTATATGCCTTTGAAAAAAACAGAAAATATTTAGAATCAAGTTGTGATTTATCAGGGTGCATTTTTAAAACAATTTGTTTTGCGTTTTTTAATGTATCTTCTGTCAATTTGTTTTCCGAAATATTAAATAAATGAAAAATATCGTCTAATGAATAATGGTCTAAATCAAGGTCTAATGAATTTAGTGTTGTATTTTGATAACTAACAGGGTTAGATAATTGAGATTGTTTTTTACTATGATTATAATCATTATTATAATCATTATTAGAAGGATGAATTTTAATTCCTGCTTTTGGACAAGTTGTTGATGTGCTTTTTTCAAGCCCCCTACGATACATTTATATTATAGAAATGTAATATTTATATTATAAATTGTGCATAAATTTATAATTAAATATTAAAACATATTTTCCGCCTTTAAGTTGTTTTTTTAAATATATATATCGCCCTTTAAGTTGTTTTTTTAAATATATATATCGCCCTTTAAGTTGTTTTTTAAATATATATATCGCCCTTTAAGTTGTTTTTTTAAATATATATATCGCCCTTTAAGTTGTTTTTTTAAATATATAAATTAACATATGTTATCATTTTTTTATAGATAATAAATGTAGTCCACATCTTTTAAAAAATGCATCTAGTCCTGCTGGGTCTGACCCTGTAATTGAATCATCTGGTATGTAACTTAGATTTCCTTTTTTATAACACAATATTACAGGTATACCATTTACCATTTTTTTACTTTTAAAATAAGAATATAAGTCAAATGATTCATCCACATCTATTTCACAACAAATCACATTTTCGGGAGATGACGCAAAAAAAGCATCCACAACAGGTTTAATTTTTTTACAAGGACCACACCAAGTTGCACCCAACTTAATTATTACTAAACCTGGATTCTTCTCTAACAAACGTATAAAATGTTCTCTGTTTTGAAAATAAGTAATTATTGTTTTTTTATTTGACATTATAACATATTTAGAAATTATTTTATGGATATTAACACAAATTATAATATCTATATTAAATATGAGTACTTTAACACCGGAAAATATTGTTGAGAATTTATATAAAAAATTTCCACAAATTATTGGACACGCTATAACTGGTTATTATAAATTTTTCAAACTTGAACAAGAATTTATTAAAATTCTTAATGGGATTGTTGATGAAAATATTGAAACACAAACTATAAATAGTTTTATTATTTGGGCTACTATTATTCAATATGGCAAAACTTATTTTTTACAACAAATCATGGATAATTTAATTCAAAATGAAATGTTTCAAATGTATATCGGATTATTTGACCCGATGTCAGAAAAAGTACAACAACTTATAGGAGGAGGAAAAATAAATGAACAAATTGTTATTTTATTTATGGTTCTTATGTTTATAATTAATCTTACCAATGTAACCTCAGTATCCAACGCAATTTCTCCATTAGGAGATATTACTGTTATTAATATTGCTGAAGGAATAATACCAGAAGCTACTTCTAATATAAATAAAGAACTTAACCCACGTAATTTAACAGAACTTTTAGAATTCACTACACAATATGCACTTAACCCTATCATTCCATCAGAGGAAACATTTACTACAAATGTAAATATATATAAGGACCAATTTATAGAAATTACAAAAAAATCTTTACCATTTTTTACAAAAGTATTTACTTCAGACACTGCTTTTAATGAATTATTTGTAAAAGAAATTAAAAGAAAAACCGACGATATTAATTCTTTGTCTATTAGTGTTAGTAACGTACTTAATGAAGTATGTAAAGGATTTTCTGAAGTTACAAATGATGATTTACCTATTACTTTATATAATTTATTTAACAAACAAATGAAGCAAAAGACTGAATTATTAAAACAAAATCAACAAATAATTCTTGAAAAAGAAGAGGCGCGTTTAAAAGCAAACCTATTAATTCAATCTGGAATACCTTCTGATGTAGAAGTTGAAAGTTCTTTTTCAATATCTAATATCGGCAAAATGTTTTCATTTAATTATAATAACAAAGAATCAAAACCAGAAAAAAATGTTATATCACAATCAAAATTAAATGAAGTTATGGATAATGTTGAAGAAATTGTTAAAGATGAAATGATATCATTTACTAAAAAAACAGATATAATCTTAATTGAAGAAGCTTCAGCAGATGTTATGCAAGATATGATAAAAACTAACAATCAACAACTACAAACAACAAATTTTAAAAAATACTTGACAGCAATTTGTAAAATTAAAATACCACAATATAAATTTAATGAAACTACTGGTGAATTGTATATTAAAGATATACCTATATCCAGATTTCATTTAAAAATTTTAGCAATGAATGTTCAGTTAAACTATAATACAGTCATGGAACTTGGAATCAACGAAAAAAACAAAGAAAAAATTAAAAGTTTATATGAAAAATCTGAAGTAATTTTACAAATATTGACTGAATATGATTTAGGAATAGCACAGATTTTTGATCCTGATGCTACTCCTAATAAAATGGACGATTTTTTTAACAATATGGCAAATATATGGATATCTCTTAAAAATAATATGGAACCTGCGCTTTTACAATTTCCTATAACGGAAATGGAAACTAACAAGAAAATAAAACAAGAACAACAGGAATTAATACGGTCATTAAATGAACAACAATCAAAGCATAATATAGAAATACAAAAAAAACAGGCAAGTCATGATTTGGATGTAGAAACAAAACAGCAAGACATCATTATAAAAAGCGAATTAAACAACATCAGTTCACAAAGTTGGGATTTATTACGTGAAACTTTGAAAATCAACGCTAAAGGAAGTGTAGGTGTAGTTACAGATACACTATCAGAAGCAACTAACACTATTATTAATTCTACATCAGGCATTGTAGATAATGTATTAGATAGAAGCATTCATTCTGTGTTATCAATTGCTTATGGAATTAGTCAGCTTGGATATATATTTATGCTTCCTTTAGCTATTGGGTTAGCGTTGACAACCGGATTTATTGCTATAAGAACAGGATATGTTCATACATTATTTACCTCAAATCATAAAAGTATTAAAAATAATAATAATCAAATAAATAGAAAACCAAGACCTAATCGCTGGGGTTCACCTCTATCTGAAGAACAGATTCGCATAAACAAAGAGCAGACCCGCATGAACGAAGAGCAGGTTCGCATGAATCAAGGTAGACGAACTCGCAGTCGTTTTGGTCCACAACTCGATGAACAAGATGTTCTTACAAATCTAGATAGATTTGGAGGTAAATATAATAAAAAGAAAACACGTAAAAATAAAAGACGCAAAACAAAAAAATTAAAAGTTAAGAATAAACGTGGTTATACAAGAAATAAAAATGGGTCTCGAAAAAAAAGGCGATAAATTATAAAGGTCTTTAAATTGTTTAATTAAATATTAGTTTAGTCTTTTTGTATAACAACTTCTTTTACCAATTTTGATATTATTTTATCATAATTTTTTTGGGTTTCTTCTGGAGTTAATCCATTCATTGAATTTGACACTATTCTTAAATATTGGTCATTTTTTTTTGAAGAGGAATCAAAACAATCGGGATTTTTTTTTTGCCATACCGAAATTTGTTTAATATTTTTTGATGCTATTGTTTTTATAGCCAATTTTAAATTTTCTCTATTATCATTTTCTTTTTCCCATGTATTATTGTTTTTAATATAAATTGTTTCTCTTTTTTGGTCTGAACAATGAATTGGTCTTCTATTAATGTCTAATCCTTGTAACCCATTTAAAAATATTTTTGAAATACCTTCAACATATCCTAATTTTCCTGTCATTTCAAGATCTTCAATTTTTGGTTGCAAAGATTCAACAAATTCTGTAATATTTAACGCATCTTTACATTGAACATTTAAAAACATTTGTAAATTAAAATTAGTATTATTATTATTAGTTATAACATTAGTATTTTTTGTTAATTCCATAATTTTTGAATTTTGTTCAATAAGCATTTGTTTAAAATCTTGGTTATCTTTTAATATTGATAAAAATAATTCTTCATTGCTTATGTTTTTTTTGTCATTATTAAGCATTGCGCATTTTTTTTTATGTTTATACAATCCTGATTTATATAAATATGTATTTTTACATATACATGTAAAATTATTTAAACTTTTTGTAGAATCTGCATTATTTTGATTCACATTTTTATAATGCTTATTCGTTTCTAAGTGTCTAAAATATTGACTTTTACGTGATGTATAATAGTTACAATTTTTACAAATATATTTTTTTAAACTTATATTATCCATATAAGGTTGATTTATATTATTGTTATTTGTATAAATAGGTTCTAATTTAGATTGTTCAATTTCTTCTTGAGACATTTATAACATATTGTAAGATATTTTTTATGTATTTATTTTAAATATCTTATTTTTGGAACTTTTGGAACACAGGATACCGGAATTTTTAAAAATTTACTAAAATGTTTTAACTGAATTATGGTAACAATATTGAAACTAAATTATTGGGACTTTTTCATTGTATCCTAATAATGGATACATTTGGATACTCAATTTAGTTCCAATAATGTCGAAAAATGTTATGGTAACACTTTTTTTTCAACAAAAAAATATTTTTTAGAGCATTTTCGTCACATTCCAAAAAATCACTTTTCTTTTTGGAAACTTTATTCAGGTTTTCTCTTTTGGACATTTTTAAAATGTCCATTTTCAAAAACCCAATCCGACTTTTAAAAATTTTGATTCAACCTGAATAGTCGTTGGTTCCTTTTCTAACAAATATCCTTAATTTGGAACTTTTGGAACACAGGATACCGAACTTTTTAAAATGTTTCTAAAATGTTTTAACTGAATTATGGTAACATTTCTGAAACTATATTATTGGCACTTTTTCATTGTATCCTAATAATGGATACATTTGGATACTCAATTTAGTTCCAATAATTTTGATAAATTTTATGGTAACACTTTTTTTTCATCAAAAAATAATTTTTACAGCATTTTCGTCACATTCCAAATTTTTACTTTTCTTTTTGGAAACT